CATCCCGCGCTTGCACACAAGAATCCCACGCGCTTTAGTCGTGGGAGTATGTCAAGATTGATTTGTTTGATTCAACGATGGTTTTCCATCATAAACAGGTAAAGTGATGCTGGGTTTAACTCTGTCTAAGATAACGGGTGATGAACCCGTCTATGCGTCCCCTGCGAAGGGTGCGTCATTGCAGTTACCGGGGAGTTATTCTTACTCCTCCTACATTCGTGAGGTTAAAGACCAAGGGGCCACTAACAAGTGCGTCCCTTTGGCTATTTCTCAGGTGGTAGAATGGTATTGGAGATCGTGCGGCATGTCCAAGGCAGATATGGATGTGGATGCCGTATTCTCAGCCCGAGAATCGGATGATGGTATGTCCTTCAAACAAGCCCTCGACTTCATGAAGCTGATAGGTTATCGGTTGAATGGAGTTAATGAGGTCATTAAAGGGTACTACATGATCCCTTCCCGTCTGCTTATGCAGGAACATCTGGTGTCCTCGGCACCCTTTGTGATAGGGCTACCCGTTTACGACTCCCAGGCTACGTCCTTTTGGAGAGGTCCATCCCTTGAAGGGTTCCATGCTGTGGCTGCGGTAGGATATACTCCTGAGGGTCTTGTATTTGTAAACTCGTGGGGATTGTCCTACGGAGATGCAGGATTTGGCACTCTCCCGTGGGATGATGTGTCCCTGATTAAAGAGGCATGGGGAATTAACTGTTAGATAATCTTTATAATTATTTATAAAATTCTGTAAGAAATATTTGTAAGTATAGATAATTCTGCTTACCTTTACATCCATGAAACGATTACTTACCATAGGAGAAGCAGCGGAAGCGTTGGGTGTGACTACCACAACTTTTCGTAATTGGGACAAGAGCGGAGTGCTCCATCCCGATGAGAGGACTCGTGGGGAGACCGCAGATATAGGATTGAGTCACTGCGTAACCTCAAACCATCGGCAAGCATCGCAGAGGATAGAAAAACCATTGCCTACGCCCGTGTATCTTCACACGACCAGAAGCAGGACTTGGTGCGTCAGGTGCAGGTTCTGGAGAACTATTGCTCGTCAAAAGGCTTTCAGTATGAGATTATCCAAGACCTCGGTTCTGGCATGAACTACTACAAAAAGGCTTGACAAAACTGCTCAACCAGATTCTTGACGACAAGGTACAGAGGCTTGTGCTCACCCACAATGACCGTCTGCTTCGTTTTGGTGCTGAACTTGTGTTCAGCATCTGCGAGGCAAGAATGTGGAGGTTGTCATCATCAACAAAGGTGAGGAGAACGTCAACTTTGAAGAAGAGCTCGCCAAAGATGTACTTGAGATAATCACTGTCTTCTCGGCTCGTCTATATGGCAGAAGAAGCAACAAGAATAAGAAATTACTCGAAGACCTCGATAAGGTTGTGAAGGATAATGTAGAATGAGCATCAGCATCACACATAGGATAGAACTCAAGCCGAACAACAAGCAGAAGACCTACTTCCGCAAGGCGTTCGGTTGTGCTCGTCTTGCTTGGAACTGGGGTCTTGCCGAATGGCAGCGTCAGTACAAGGAAGGCGGCAAGCCATCGGCATTCTCCATAAAGAATCAGTTCAACGCTATCAAGGGAGAGCAGTATCCTTTTGTGTACGAGGTGACGAAATATGCCTCTCAACAGCCATTTATTAACTTGGAGAAGGCTTTTAAGAAGTTCTTCAAGGAGCACACTGGCTATCCTCGCTTCAAGAGAAAGAAGGATAATGAAGGCTCGTTCTATATAGGCGGTGATCAATGTAAACTCTCTTTCTTGAACACCAACTCCAAGGCGTTCAAGAAAATGTCATACAACGAGAAGATGAAGCACCAATATCTCAAAGTGCCGAATTTAGGCTGTGTCCGCATGACTGAATGCGTCCGATTTAACGGTAAGATAAATGGTGTGGTAATATCTCAGGAAGGTGGCAGGTTTTATGCCTCATTCTCCATGGGGATAAGCGAGAATGAGTACAAGCGCACACATCCGCATTCCATAGAAGAGAAGCATGGTGCCGTGGGCATCGACCTTGGCATCAAAAATGCAATGGTGCTCTCTAATGGTGTGACTATCTGCAATCCTAAACCACTTGCAAAATTTCAAAGAACGATAACAAGACTGAGTCGCCAGCTTGACAAGCGAGTCCATGCGAGAACCAAGCAGGAACGCTTGAAGGGTGTGGCGAAATCAAACAATTACCGCAAGATGTCAGTGCGATTGGCAAAGGCGCACGCCAGAGTTGCCAACATTCGCCGTGACTATCTACACAAGGTCACTACGGCTCTCACTTGCACATACAGTGAGGTTGTGATGGAAGACCTTAACACAAGGGGCATGATGAAGAATCATAAGTTAGCAAAGGCTGTTGCCGATGTTTCCTTTGGCAAGGTCAAGGAACTGTTGAAATACAAGGCTGCATACAATGACAGCAAGATTGTGACAGCAGACAGGTTCTACGCTTCATCACAACTGTGCAGTACTTGCGGCTATCAGAACGAAGCCGTGAAGAATCTCTCTGTCAGAAGATGGATTTGCCCTCAATGCGGTGCAGTGCATGACCGAGACCATAATGCGACAAAGAATCTCCTCAGTCTTGTCGACCATAATTCAGTAGGGACAGATTATCCCGAATTTACGCCTGCGGACTTGACGGCTCTGCTATCGACGCTTATGAGGTGTCGGATAGCAACCAGCAAGGTTGAACCAGGAAGACAACAGAAGTTGTAGGATTTTCTAACATATTCTATAATTTTATAAGTTTGTTAAATCGGAATGCTGTTGTAGTATGCCACTGAATCTGGAATCAATACGGGAACTTAATAAGTTCTGGCTGGAAGGGGTCAGGCTCCCTAACCGTGAGACTGTGGAGGGTACTCTTAACCCTTTCCCCAAGACAGGCTCGGCCATCTACGTCTCTCTGTATGCCGGGGCATCTAACCTGAGTCTCGGAGGACAGGTAGAGTCGACTGACCCACTGGCGGGGCTATTCAACAGCGTGTTCAATAACAAGGTCATGAGCCTTGCCAGAACAATAGCCAGCGTGGGGTACGGAATCCCGACACAACTTGACTACGCTAAGAAGTTCCAGTTTACCGGAGTAAACTCCTTGAAGTTCTCCGTGTCAGGAGTGCTGGCCCTTCAAGACTCTATCGAGACTGACTTCCTGCAACCCCTTGCGAATCTTGCCTACCTGACTTTCCCTTCAAGGTCTTACAAGATAAGCGCGGATGCGATTCTGGATAAGTTTGAAGGGTTCTTCAAGAATACAGGAGTAAACTTCTTGGCCAACTTCCGATCTAACGTGGGCTCGGTCCTTAATATGGTAACGGGTGATTTTAAGTCAGACGGTGAACAAGGATGGACCAAGCTGAGGAATCTTATAAACGGGATTACGGGAACCGCGTACCTTCTGCGGGTTCCTCCTACGTTTGAGATGATGGATGCAGGGTCAGGTTTGGACTTTCGGTACGGAAAGATTCTTATCTCAGATGTGTTCATCCGCTCGATGCAAGTGTCGATCCCGACATTGTACTACTCGGAAGGAGTGCCCTCCGTCATTGAAGTAAAGCTCGATCTGGAGACATTCCGACCTATAACCGCCGACTTGTTCGACAAGATCATGCGAGGTCAGGCTCAACAATGGGTACCTGATGCTCCTGAGATGGATGTGAAGAAAGACAATGAAACGTGGAGTGATTCCCAAAATCAATAAGCTATGACTGTTGAAGAGGCATATCAATCCTACGGGTCCAAGCGGTATATCACCTCGGAGGGTGAGAACCTCGCTTACATCGTCAGGATTATCTACAATTCTGATGATGATCGCTACCTCCGTATTTTGGAGGTGCTGAACCCTCGTGTAAACTGGACATCTATCCCTGCCGGAGTGTCGATCCAGTATCTGGACCCTTCGGTGGTGAACAGCTTTTTGTATTGAGATGAGGATATTTGCAGGAGATACTGAATTGTTTGCTCAGTCTGTCACGGTAAGCGAGAGCCTTTTCGATTACTGTGCTACTCTGGTGTTTACTTTGTCTTATCCGATGATCTATGACAAAGTGTCCCTCGAAGTGGCAGGTCAGTATGAGTTCGTTCCGGTGGCGGTTGAGCGGGTCAATGTTCAGGAGTACCAGTACACATGCTACCCGAAGGCCTACATGGACTTTCTGCAAAGAGTGACGACGCCTATCAACATGACGGGGACACTCCCAGAGGTCCTTGAGGCACTTGCGGTATGTGAGTTCGAAGTCGTGAACAAGACTCAGAAAGTTCATTATGTACTTCCTTCGATGGGTGGGAAGACTCTTATTGATACGCTTATCGCTGAGTCCTGTGCCGTGAACGGTGGATGCCCGACTATTCATTTCGGCCTTAATGGTACTATGTACTTCATCGATGTTCTGGCTCAGCAGAATGCAGAAGTGTCCACTTCCTTCTCGGGTAACATGGTAGAGCAACGATCGGGTGCGTCATTTATCAACCGGGAAGCCGGTTCCATGAGGTTCCTGTTCTTTGATGACGATACCCAGACCGAACAGATAGCTAAGTTCCAAGAGGGTTCCGGTATGAGGAATATGTACAAGCTGATAACAACGGAAGACCGTAAGTCCGTAGAGGTTGGAAAGTTCCAAGCGGCCTTTTGGCGTCGGTTCGTTAATAACACGTTCGTGAAATACGACTCGGTGTTTACGCTTCCTTCCTCTCCCGGGTGCCGGTGTACCGAGATCGGGACGGATAAGACCTTTATTCTTATAAGCCGTCAGGACATTGCTCAGGATGCTCAGTCAACGACTTATGTGTTATTCCCCTACGGAGAAACAGACCAGATTCTATGATAGTAAAGGCGAAAGTGGTTACGAACTCTTCGGAAGACTCGAAGGGTCGGGTGAAGATAGAGGCTGCCGGTATCTGGGAGAACTCCAAGGAAGTAGGCGACCTCTATCCGGTATGTAATGCGATACCTCTTAACGAAGGAGACGTGGTTTACGTCTACCTGTTCGATGGAGACTATTCCAATCCGCTGGTGCTTGGTAAAGCCAGGGACAACAACTTCGATCCCTCTATCTCGGTGCCGTCTTCGTTCAGTGTGCTGTGGGACTCTGTGTCGAAGGATGGTAGCTATTGGAGTATAGCCTACACCGAAGGTGAGGAACTCTACATCGAGAATAGCAAGGGGATGGTTATGGCCGTGTCCGGAGGTGACGTTATGTTTCACGATGGGGCCAATGGTGGTATGGTCAACATCCAGTATCTCAACACGATGGTCCAAGCAATCCTGAAAGACCTCGCCGTTCTGGGCTCTGGTTCTAACCTGTCGTCATGGATGGCGACTGATGCAATGAAACTTGAAGACACAACAATACTTCATTGATTATGACAGTAACCCCAGTTGATCCCGGTATCTCTGTTCCCGATCTGGGTAGTTTCCCGCTCAACTCCGAGCAGGTCTACAACATCTCGTTCTCTTCTCTGGATGAAGAGGAAGAGGACCCGACGCCCGATCCTTCGACTGACGGTGAATCGAGTAACTCGTCTAAGATAAAGGAGAAGAAGCTCGAAGCTAAGAAGAAAGCCAAGGAGCAGCGGAAGCAGACGAGAGAGCAAGCCAAGGAGGAGATAAAGAAGTCAATTGATGAGAAACTGCAAGACGTGGGTAATGCTGTAACTCAGATTTCTACGTCCTCCGCCGAGGTGGTGGCTAACACTCCAAACCTTTTGGGCCAGAAAGTGTACTTGACCCAGTATGAGGCTACAAATATAGCTCCTCTGGAAGTTCAGTTGGCTACTATGACAGCTCAGGCGGCCCTTGGAGCGCTGCCGGGAACCGCACCTGCTTTGGCTGCGGCAGATGCAGCCGCTCTAACTCAGCAGATTGCTACGCTTCGTGACGACCTCGCCTATAAGGAGATGATCTACCAGCAGAAAGTTGCTGCATACAAGACTTCCGTGGCTACTGTGACAGTTACGGCGGCGGTTATTACAACATTTTGCACTCTTTTCAAGCTGACAGAAGAGCCCTCAGTGGCGGCCTTCTTGGCGACGCTTAACTCTGTTGTAGTGGCCTTGAATGCTCTGGTGGCCGTTTTGTAATACATTCTATGTAAGAATAGCACTATGGATTTCCCGTTGGAACTTAGACCAAACCCGAAAGAGGACCTGACCCCGCCGGTATTTGTTGCCGGTGCAGGGTCTGACCTTGAATTTGTATATGGGTCTACTGAGTTGCGGAATGACCTGTACCTTCTGTTGAAGACCACCGTGGGGAGTTTCTTGCAGGATAAGTCCCTCGGGACTACCGCAGTACCCCACTCTCCGGAAGACTCTTATCTGACCTCAGCAGTTCAGAGATGCTGCGAGCAGATTTCGGGTCTGTCCTGCCGCTCGGTTGAGATGGTGAATGACACAATCCAAGTTGTCGTTGTTTACCAGAATGATGTAAAGAACTTTAGTTTTAGTGTAGCTTCATTGTCTTATGCCTCGTACTCGTCAGCAGATTATTGACACGCTTTTTGCGCAAGCCGAGACTGATCCTATCCTGAGCTCGGTCTCTCGCTCTCTCGTCGGAAAGGAGTTGACCTACTTTGCCGGTAACGTGATTTACCAGGTGGAGAGTATGGGTAACGCCGTATCTCGATTCTCCGATGTTTCCCGAGCTGACTTTCAACAGCTTATCGCCTACGCCTACACAAATGACGTCCCTTGCGACACAGTGAAGCCCGCTACGGTCAGGATCACAATTAAGACCTCGAAGGTTCAGGTGTTCGCCCCGTTTGCGATCCGCCTTGAAGTAGGAAACCTGAGTTTCTACAACATAGACTTCGTAAGGTCTGATCAGCAGATAACCCTGTACCAAGGAACCCCGAAAGCTGTCACCTCTGTCAGCAGATCAACCGAAGGGGCTACCCTCGATGCACTGGGTATTGACTCCGGCGTTCTTACTGATAGCTCCTACCAGTCGTGGATGCTCTACAAGGAATTTCAGAAGGGCACCTACCAGTCGTCCTACATTAAACTCGGAGTAAATGCGGTATCGGACTCGGTTCGGGTGTTTGCCCGCCAGATGGGAACCAACCCAACGGCGGGAATCCTCGTAGATGAGAGTCAGATAGTGTTCCCTTACACTGAGTTCAATCAGTCGCTGGTATCTCCCGAGGCTAAGCTGTACAAAGTGAGAACAGGATGGGACTTGTCAGTGAACGTTTTGTTCGGAGATGACAACTGGGCCATGCAGGTCAATCAAGACCAATTCCAATATGAGGTCTATTGGCTGGAGGCCGGTGTTACCAACTTCAACCTGAAAGCAACCAACAAACTTTACCTCGGCTATGATAACGATCCATCTCAGAAGACTCTGCTGCGCGATTCGGGCGGCTCTGAGTATTATTCGGTTACGTCTTACTCTCTTGGTGAATCCCAATCCATTGCATACGCCCGTTCCTATGTTCAAACGAAGAAGTTTGCACAGCAGGGCCTTGTCACAGAACAGCAAATCCTCGCATACCTTGGAAGCCTCCCGTCGGTCAACTCCTCGCGGGTTGATACGGACTCGGAGAATAACACGATAACTGTTACCCTCAAACCTTCGGACCCTGACGACACCTATTTCCAATTCATCGAGGATTACCTATACCAGTACGGAGTAATCGGAAACAAGTACTCGGTGGTAGTGGCCACCCCGCTTGACTTCTATGTTCAACTCAGTGCGATCTCCCAGTCAGGTCTGTCAGAAATGAGCAGAGCCCGTCAGGCGATAGAGGAGTATTGCGCTTATGATACGCTGTCGATCAATACCCCGATCTCGTCTGCGATTCTTAACCAGAAACTGCAACAAGCAGGGATAAATAATGTGTCGGCTACTATCGTGGTGGAGGGTGAGCCAGTATCTCCGGGTGTAGATCAATCTCAGAAGTTACAAGCCCAACCTGCCATTAACACGATTCGCCAATATTCCGGGTTAGGTGAACTTGTGGGCTTCGACTCTGATGGAACTTATCGTCAGATACAGTCAGGGACGCTTGTAGTCCCTGAATCTCCGGTTCTCTCGGTGGTGGGTGACTTCTTCTTCCTCTCGGGCATTTCGGCGGGTAGCGTCGTCTCCTATTTGCTTAATAAGCAAGACGCTCGATCCCTCTGCGTCGATGCTCGTAATATCCTGACGGACTCTGAGGGGAATCCGATATACGGCAAATTCTTTGAGTACAACGAAGACGCTATCCAGTTCTTGCAGATGGACGGAGGAGTTTACCGGGTTCTCAACTATTCGAGCTCCCCGATTTTCCAAGAAGGTGATACGTCCATCTTCAACAGGATTTCTACGATTCGTCCTTATGGTGAATCCTTCCCGCTGTCTCTGTATGACTTGACTGGGGCATCTATTAAGCTGGTGGAGTCAGGGACATTCGCAATCGTGAACTCTCTCCTTTACTGCGCGGTGAATGTGTCGACGACATCTACCCCTCAGTACCGGATAGCCCAGTTCCAGCTCCAAACGAAAGATGGCGTGACCTCGTGGACTCTTCAAAGGTTCGTCAGCACTGCTACATCCTCGGATGTCAGGATGACTCGCTTCTTGGTCTATGAGGGTAACGTTCTGGTACCCACCGCATTTGATCCTTCCTCGGGAGTCTGGACGGGTTATGATGTATTCAACACGTTGACGACACGAACCTATGTGGGTACTGTTTCTCTTCAAGGGACTACGACATTTGCGCCTCAGTACATGAGGTTCTCCGATGGTTATCTTTATGCCTTGCAAGACGGAGACACTCCGGCGCTTATGCAGTGCTCCTTCCGATTCTCCTCCAACCTGCAACTCCTGCAACTGAATTTGCAGAGTAAACTGGACTTCTCGGATTCAGTGCCTACTGTCCTTAACGCGATAGACTCCGACGGGGTGATCTTCCTGAGTAATGCGGACTCTATCTGGAAGAGCACGATTCAGTCAGAAGGGGCTGCTGTCCTGATTGCAGACTCACAGCAGTTCATGTCGACAGGGTCTGTGGATTACGAGAGCGGAATAATCTATGGAATCGACATTGTAGGTTCAGACAACTACCTCAACTACTCCGTAGCAGGTACCCTTCAAGGAAGTTCGGTTTACCCAAGATACGTGAACAATGAGTAATTATAATACGATCCGTGAGAAGTTCAAGAGCTTGTTCTTGAATGAGTTGCTTGTCGATGATGGCTGGTCGGCCTTCATCGACTTGCTTCTGCGTAACATCGATGTGACCTTCTTACAGTTTTGCAGAACTAACGGATTCCCCTATGAGGTCCACTTCTCCGATTATGTTAAACGTCAGGAGGGCACACCTCCTACGTTTTCAAGTGAGGTATTCGACGTTGAGTACCTCAATGGGGTTGTGACCTTGACCTACCCCAAGTCTGCAACGTCCCCGAGATTGGATTTCGGAGATGTTACGGTGGCCCTCAATACCGAAGGACTTATCCGAATGTCGGTAAAGGATGGAGAGGCTTGGCAGGAGTTGTACTTCTATGACGCCTCCTCAGATCATACGGTCGGGCAACCTGTTATTGAACTCACTCCTGACACGTCATTCCAGATTGAATACGAAGACCTGCTCGAAGACGGTACCGTCTTCGACCTCTATACAACCCTACTGTATCTGCCTGAGCAGATAAACCCTGCCAGCATCCAGTATTACAAGAACTACAATCTGATGCTGGTAAACGAAGACACGTCAGTAACTTCACCTCAGGCTCTATTCGGGGCTGTTGCTCAGTTGCTCCAAGGGTTGCGATTCTACATGGTGTTCAACACCGCAGATGGAGGAGGCGATCGCCAGAAAGCGTTTCCTCGGTATGTGACGTTGTACGATGTGGTGAAGAACCCGGCGATTAATGAGGTACCTGCCCATATTTCTGCGATCACCTCGGCGAAGGTCCCTTTGGATGCGCTCCGTGACAAGTTCGGCTACGGGGCTCAACAGGCCCAAATTTTGGGTTATGATAAGAATGTCCTTGTGGTTCTTGATAACAACAAAGACGGAACACTTATTGCTCTGCAAGCAGACCCGCCCCAGACGGCTGATTCTGATATTATAGTTTCGCCTTCGTTAATAGAGTTTCCCCAACATACTGATCCAGTAGATCTTCAATCACCCACGATTTCTGTTGAGAATGTTTCGAAGCTGTCCGTTGGGTGGAGGTTTGAACTTTCAGTATCTACGGAAGACCCTAACGCTGAGGAAACACAGGTAGGGTATATTTTAGATGGGGAGTACATTCTTATTCAGTCCTTACCTCCGACAACTACGTCGTTTACGTTTGATTGTGCTGATGCACGAGCGGGAAATACTCTATTGTTCTGGGCAAAGTCATTGACTTCGGATTCTTCAACTTACCTTGATTCTGCTGTGGTGGAGGCTCAGGCAGTAGTACCAAATGAGATGTTCCCTCCTACTCTTACACTGGAAGGTATCGTTCAAGATACGTTTTCGATCAAGGCGACATGGACGAGCGTCGAGAGCGCTGCGACTTATGAGGTGTACTTCAAAAAGTCGGATGGGGAGTTCTCACTTCAAGGGTCCTATGGGGATTCAACTACGACGGTAACATTTGAAGTCCCCGAAGCAGGAACTTATGAGGTTTACGTGCGGGCTCTGGCAGACGGGATTCCCACGGTGCAGTCTACGACTGAGACTGTGATTCTCGCTGAAAACCAGCTTGATTCTCCGATTATATCGTGGAACCTGTTGGGGTTCCCCCAGACAACCCTGACTATCTATGGGGTTCCGAATGCAACGGCTTACCGCTATCGGATTACTTGGGATGGAGGATCGTCCGAGTGGATTGAAACTGCTTACGGCGAGATTCAGAATGCCGGTGAGATTCATGAGGGGATCAACACTGTTGAGGTCTATGCTGTGGGGAGCGCTACCTATGGAGACTCTCCGGTAGTTTCAGCCCAGATCACCGGAACTAAACTGCAAACTCCGGAGGTGTCCACCTCTCTGGACCTCGAAGCGCTGTCCGTTGTGGTGTCTTGGCCTGCCGTGTCAGGAGCTACCTCCTATCTCGTTCAGATAGACTCCGAGGAACCAATCTCTACGTCTGAGACGTCCTACGAGACAGAAGTTGGACTCGGTCTGCACTCTGTGTCCGTTGTAGCTCAGTCAGAGTCGGCCTTTGATTCCGATCCCGGTACAGCTGAGTTCACAATGGTTAGCTCTGGATTTACTCTGTCCAACCCCTCCTTGGAGCTCCTTCAAAGAGCTACCTCGGGAGTTGTTGGAGTTGAAGTGTCAGGAGCTTACGAGGGCGCTTGGAACATGGAAGGAGCCTCAGATGTGCAAGCCCGTATGAGGGCAGCCCAAAGGGTAGCCGCAAGGTCAACCACCCCTGAATCTACGGCTCAGGTGCTCGTGATAACTAAACCACCACAAGGGTTTACTCCGATTCTCTCGGAGGTCACTCACCCAAAACCTGATCACAAATACCTTGTGGCTCAGCTCGGAGATGGTTATGCTCTCCTGTGCTCCCCTGAGTCAATCCTCTATGAAACACTCTACGGGATCACGAAGAACTACGACATGCTCTCCCTCGATAAGGGGAGACTGTTGTCGGTTGATCTCTATATCGAGGAGCTCAGGAGCAATGTGCAACAGATCTATGGCGATAGGTTCGAGGCTCTGTTGAAGGCTCTCGAAGACCTCCTTGCAAAGTTCGTGCCTATCGGGGTAGGCTTCTCGGTTAACTTCGTTTACCCGATGATCGAGTCTAAACTGAGTATCTCGGACAACTACCTCGGGATTTCCGATGCAATCTACATAAACGGAAAGTCCGGAACGACTACAGTATCTCTCCCGAATAGGAAGAGTACCTACCAGTTCAATATTGATACAAACCCGGCCACCTTGGGATGGTCAATACAAGATTCTGTCGATGAGAATTAAAGGAAAGGTTACATTCAAGGAGTTCTCCAAGAGTAACCACGTAACAATTGAAGGAGCCCGTGCCCTGATGGGTTGTCTCACTAACAACTCTATGGCGTACCTGAGCAACATCCTGTTTATAACGGATTTCAGCAAAATGTCTGCCCTCAAATCCGCAGTGGCTAACGACCTCAGCGCGGTGACTTGGGATGATCTTTATAATGGAGGCGACCCCTACTACAACCCTCAGGTGTGTCTCGGGGTCACGAAAGATGAGGACAACAAGAAGGGAACAATATTTCTCAAACAGGGTGATAACGTAGACGGTACAATAACGCTTCGTGCAAGTTGCGAGATAGAGGCCGGGGTCGCTCCCCAGGGAGGCTTCACAATCTATGGCATGGCCTTCATCCTGAACGGGCGTTACACTACAATGGAGGAGGCAACTCAGTCTGGCTACCAGCCTACCGAAGGAGGTGAAGAGCTTGTCTTCTGCTTCGTGGAGGCCAACACTCAGATCTACTCCGAACTCGATAATGAGTTCCGTTGGGATATCACGTTCGATGTCAACCAATGACCTATCGTATAGGATGCTATGAGCACTCTCTACATAGTGGACTACTCTAACTGGGTCTACAAGTTCAAGTATATGTTTGATCTGGGCATCCTCGATGATCGAGGGGCCCGGATCAATACTTCTGTCCTCCATGGGTTTAACCAAGCGATTCGAAGTAACCGATTCTCCGATATTATAATCGCCCTCGATGGGTATCCTTCTCGGTCTCTGTCGATTTACCCTCAGTATAAGATGAACCGGGAGCACGGTAAGTCTGATACTCTGTTCGTCTCTAAGAAGGAGGTCTTCCAGTTCCTGACTAAGATCGGGGACTTCTACGGCAAGAGAGTGCGAGTAGTAGCGTCCTATGGCCAAGAGGCAGATCAAGTCATTGCCTCCCTTGTTCACATGGCGCTGGGGACAAAGGACTCAAAAGATGCCCTGTTTTCGAGTATTGCAGCCCTTGATGACATCCATACGGACCCTTACATCGGTTCCTGCATAGAAGAGGTTCAACCCCTTACTCTGGGAACGTATGACTCGGTTGTGGTGGGTACAACTGATTCTGATATGGCGCAGCTTAAGGCGTTGGGAGATGTATTTATGGACTCATCTTGGACCGGCTCCAAGATCAACTACACGGACACGACCCCGAAGGCGGTTCATGGCATGCCTCCATCTCTGATTGCGATTTATAAAGCGTTCCTCGGTGATACGTCGGATAATATCCCGGCGGTGGTCCCGTCCAGAAGAGCAACTGCGGTCCGTGATCTTATCCGCCGTTACCTTAATACTGAGGAGGCCTTCCTCAACTTCTGTACGGCCCTTCGTTTGGGCTTGCAGGTGCCGGATGAGCTGTTATCCCTCCGGTCATGGGTCCTCGAAGTAGGAGGCCCTGAGGCCCTTCGTAGAAACTACTCGGTAGTGAAGCTCAGGTTTGAAGGGTTCCCGAAGCAGTTAGTTTACCCTTCGTATTCAGTGGAGGAAACGATCAAGAAGTATAAACTCAAAGTACCCTAAAATGAAGGCTCTGAAAGATGACTTCCATCTGCTGCCGGATCAAATGGTCAACGCAAAGGCCCTCGTCCAAAAGAAGAGGGCCTTGCTTGTCGATTCTACTGGCTCGGGTAAAACTCCGGTAGTCCTGTACTCGTTCGCCTACCTGTTTTCAAAGGGGTTCGTGGATGCCCTTATCGTGTTCACCCCATTGAACGCCCATAAGAAACGAGTCTGGAAACCTCAGATCGAGAAGTTCACAAACTTCCGCTGCATCTCTTTCGAAGAGATCGAATCTCAGGTGAATAAGGGATGTCAGCTCTCTAACATCCTCAGGGGTTTTCAGATAATCTATGCAAAGCACACGTCATTCAAGAACAATTACCCTCTGTGTGTTTCTTTGCTGGATCACTTTAAGAGACCTTTGGCTCTGGTGGATGAGGTTCACCAGTTCCGATCGACTCGGAGTCTACTCTCTGCGAAGGCCTCCATGGCCTTGACCCATACTTTCGCACTATGGGGTATCACTGCGACGGACTTGTCAAAGAACACGCTGGACACCTACAACATCATAAACTTCGTGAAGCCGGGAAAGCTCGGATCGACCCAGGAGTTCATTTCCCGATTCTGTGCCACTCGGGAGAAGGTTATCGGACGTAACCCGGATAACACGCTGCGCAAGGTCAAAGAGGTGGTGGGGTTTAAGAACATCTCCGACTTTAAGAATTACTTGGTGGATATGCTGGTGGTGGGCTCCCGGTCGGTGGAGATTAACCTTCATGAGCTGGAGTACACTCTATCTGAAAGGGAACATGCTCTTTACTCCAAAATAGCCAAGGGATTTTGCCTCGACTCTGATCTGTCAGATGAGGACTGGATTCGTAAGATGCTTACCCGGGACTCTTCCAACGAGGGAGTAGTTAGGTCTATAAAGTCAGTAGAGCGACATTCGTCCCGTTACATTTACCTACAATCTGTGGTGGATGGGTCCTTAAATGATGATGGAACATTCGGACTTAATCCGAGCAGCAAGTCCCAAGTTCTGCTCGAACTTGTGGAGAAGATAGTGTCCCGGGGCGAGTCAGCCTTGATCTACTTCGACTACTACTCGTCTCTGGATAACATCATGTATCTACTCAAAGTAAGCGGAATCAAGAACCAGAAGGGAATTCCTGTTCGTCTACTTGAGACATCGGGCCGTAAGCAACAGAAGGAAGGGTTCATCACTAAGGCAATGTGCGACCAAGCGTCCTACTGTGTTCTGTGTAGTAGGGCAGCGTCGGAGTCTGAGAATTACCCCTTTATAAACAATGTGATCCTGTATGACATCCCGACAACCCCTGTAACCTACCTGCAATTTATAGGCCGGATCACCAGACGTAACACCCTGTTCCCAGGCAACCTTCATGCCTACTTGATCCTCTCGGACAACATCGATCGTTATAAGATGATGGTTATCGGCAATAAGCTATACCAGATGCAAGCAACGTCCTACGACTTCTCGGGAGCGTTCCCTCAGGAGTACATGCAGGATGCAGATGACGCAAGTAGACTTGACTGGGCTAAGCGTCTACTCCTCTGGAAGGGCCGATCCTGATCGTATACAGGATTAAACGATTGTAAAATGGTTGAAAGATTTTGTGCATACGGGGCTAAGGCGGGATGCAAAGAGTGCTCACATATTGTCTATGCTCGATGCCCGATTTATTCCAAATTCCATCTGCGTCACCTCGTGGGTGGGCTGGCCCCCTTCCGATTCCAGTGGGATAAAACCTTCAAGCCGTATAAGACCTCTTCGGTGATGTACGTCGCCGGAAACGTTACCCCTCAGGTTATTGGTAAGTTGAAGTCAGCCGCGATCAACTGGGCGATCGAAACTAACCAAGTGGTGATGCGCCTCGACACTAACAAGTTGCTCGATAGGATTCTCGAAACAAGAGTCCCCGAACCTTTTTCTTATAGAGGCTACTTTCTGGACTTGGACCGAGTTAAGAACGGGAAAGACGAGGAGACCAAATCCTGTATTCGATCCTTCGTCTCTGTCGTCGAGGACCTCGGAGGTGTGGTTTTCATGATAGACCGCTACCTTATTAAAGATCAACACTGGACTCAGATTCAATAATGATTGACGTTGTTTTCTTTTCAGTTGCTGGAAACCAAGACCTCCCCGAGATCACGGAACTCTTCCAGCGTTGGTACGACTCCCCACTGGTTCCTAAGAAATACAAGGAACCTCTGAAATACACGTTGGATATTGTCCATGAGGCCGGATATTATCCGGCTAAGGATTACTACGATACCTTCTTTTCAGACTCGGGGCAGTATTACGCCTCCGTGGCCGAGTTGTTACACTATGCCAAGATAGCGGATGATTTCTTCGAGAGGATGGACCTGCAAGAGAAGGTCACTCAGTCGATGAACTCGTCCAGAACGTCCAGTGAGTTGAAGGCTCAGTTGTCCGAACTTCTGGACCAGAACAACACCCCAACGGCGTCAGCCGATTATGGACCAAAGTTGTACTCGGCAATCTGCGAGCAACCGCACACTGAGGGAATCAAGTCAGGGATTACACCTATCGACCAACTTACTAATGGATTCCTCCCGTCTACTGTGGCGACAATAGCTGCGTTTACAGGTCACGGCAAGACGACCGCATGGCTGTCGATCTTAGCTAAGGCAGCCTTAGCAGGAAAGAAGTGCGTGTATCTGTCTTTGGAGCTGGCTCCTGAACTTATCTGGATGATGCTCGAAGCCCGGTATATGTATGAAGTTCACAACTTGAACATCACAACGACCGATCTGATTCAGAGGAAGTTGACAAAGGAGATGCTGGCCAAGGTTAAATCCTTTGAGCCCGAGTACCAAGAGAAGTTTGCAAAGAACATCATTGTAACGGATTCGGCGGAGATAACCAAGGAAACCCGTAAGTCTTCTACGGCATGGATACACCTATTTCGGAAGTGGGAAAGCGTCCTCGGTGATCTCGATCTGGTCGTTCATGACCACGTGGGTCAGTACGAGAGACTCTTCCCCGAAGAGGGTAACACTATAATAAAGCTGATCACCGACGCCACGGTACGTTACCGCTCCCGGCTGGGGACCAAGGTGGTGACGGGCTGGGCCTGTCAGGCAAACCGTCAGGGTCTTACTCGTGCGGATAAACGTAACGGAATCTATGACCTTGCGGCCATATCCGATCTTAATGAGGTTGAACGTTCCTCGACTTATGTGGTGTTTCTCTATACTCCGGATGATCGCAAACTTGCTCAGGAGACTCTCGTCACAATGGCCAAGCACCGACTGGGCTCGGTCCTCCCGGAGCCTACCCCGGTGGCGTTTCTCCCCGCTGTGTGCATCGTAGGTTCGAGCGTTGAGCAGATTTCCTATGATGGGGACCTCGGGGCTCTTGGAGGCGACTTTGGAGATTTCAGCTCGGGTGATTTTGGTGATGATTTCTAATGCGACTTTTAAGCTATACATTTAGTTAGCAGATGCCATCCCGGCTATTTCCGTGGATTTGAGGGCTCTTGTGATTCAAGTGGTCCTCTTCTCCGTTTAGCGGGGATTGTTCGATTCTATGGCCTCCGCTGCGATGCTCAGAAGGTCTGATCATAACATATTGCAATATGAGTAAACTTATTGAATCCCTTTGTGACAAGGCGACGGTCTCTACTCCCGCCCAAAGGTCGAAAGTTCAGGATTCCGCAGGTATGAAGATGTCAGAGTTCCTGCGGAGGAACTCTACCGCGGGGAGGGCTAAGATTCTCGACTCAGCCGACTGCACAAAGGTTGCCTGCTCTCTGTTTACTATGCAGAGGTCGGAGCGGAGGAAGTTCCTCCAAGGTGTTACGGAGTCTGTCCGTAGGCAGCTTATTAACGAAGGTCAGCGCATCCGTAAGAGGATCGTTGATGATGGTATAACCTATGATCCTGAACTCTGCTGGGCTCTGGAAAACCTGACGTCAGGTTATGACGAGTCAGCAGAGGAGATTCTCCGTGAGCGCGAGAAGAACGGGTCTCTCCCGTCTGAGGTGCTTCGTTGGTTCAGGTCATGGAAGATAAACGAGTCGAGCCAGGCTACAAGACGGCTTGAAAAGCTGCTCAAACCGTTTAACATCACCCGGATCAATCGAGTTAAGGATGACTCCAACCTCGATGAGTTCATGGAGGAACCTCGTAGAAAGGAGAGTATCTACACCTCTATCGTGGAGGAGGGAGCAGACTCTTACGACGCTCTGTCCGAGGGTGCCACTGAGCAACTCGAAGAGTTCAAAGAGGGACTCCAAGACCGCGTAACCTCGTTCATCGAGAGTCTCGTTGATGAGGTGACGAGTATCATTCCTAACGTGGCCTCCGAGAATGCTATCGAGAACGCAGAGCAGGCCGCTGAACAGACTCTGGATGAGAGTGAGGAGGCTGAGGAAGAGAAGCTCGATGAAGAGGATGCCGACAAAGACCCCTTCGATCTTGAATACGCAGAAGACAAAGAGGATGACAAAGAGGAAGAGGCTAAGGTAGGTGACTCTGTTGATGAGAATCCGCCGGTTCCAGCCCCTGCGCCTACTACCCCTGTCGTTGCTCCGTCTATATCTGTTTCGTGCGCAGAAGGGGTTACGAACGTGGCCGTAGGGTCTGCTGTTCAGGTTACTATCAATAACGACCAGTATCCCGGGGTGGTGGCTTCGATTGAGAACGGCAAAGTTAAGATCGAAGGACTCCCTGAGGACCTTATCCAAGGAGATGTTGAGGTCCCGCAGGAGTCGATCACCTTTGAGGAAACTGTCGAAGAGGACCCCGAGGAAACCGTCGAAGAGGACCCTGAGGATGCAGACCTCGAAGCTATGGGTGAGTCGTGGGACACTCTCGAAGAGGAGTTCCCCGAGGAGGCTCAGGTCGTAGACTCCGTGATGATGAAGGACGCTCCTGAGAAGGATTCCATCATCTCTTATGCTGGTAAGCTCTACCGGGTATTGTCAGCCTCGGAGAAAGAGGCCAAGGTCCGCTGCCTCGGCTCAGGTGTTGAGTCAACAATACCAGCAGACAAATATGGCTCAGTCTACACCCAGGAACAAGCCCGAGTTATGGACTCCGTTCAGGAGGATTCTGCTCGAATCATTTATGACTGGGTGGAGGAGTTTTCAGCACAACTGGCTACATCCCCTGAAGAGACGATCCACCAACAGGCCTTCGCTACTCTGGCCGAGAGACTCGCCGGGGTCGATCCGCTCTTCTCTCTGGGTGAGGATGGCAGGAGTATCCTTTATGACGACACAGTGATCATGTCCGGAGATGGGGACACCCTTTCGGTGTGGAACACGATATTCATTTACCAAGCTACACAGTCAGGCGTTGACACACTGGCTGCTCAGGTGGCTGACCTCGTTCCTGACTACCTTGACAACCTCGTAGAAGAGGAAAGCCTGTCAGACTCTCTGGACAACCTTCATTCAGGTGAGACGTCCCGCATGGCGTCTATCAAGGATGACGACTCCAAGGTGATAGTCATGTTCCAAGACTTCATTACAGGCAAGATCACCTATGTGGCTGAGGGAGGTGAGACCGAGAACAAGGATGAGGCCAAGCGGTTCTCGACTACCCGTGAGGCATTCTACTACACTCGTGATCTCACGAAGGACGGGAAGATCGATAAATCCATCTTCAATGCGACGCCCCTCGAAGTGGCGGACGATGATTCCAGTATCCTCTCTGATGAGGCTAAGCAGCAAGTCCTCCAGAAAGTTGAGGAGCAGATTAAAGACCGCCTGAAAGAGCGTGGGGTCGAGATCGAAGACGGGGTAGGCTCCGCTGTCAATGCTCTGTGTCTCTCTGTTGGTGATGAGGTTGAGACAGCAGATGGGAAGGTTGGAACTGTCGTGAAGAAGAAACTCCGCTCCTTCATCCTCCGTATGCCTGATGGTACCCACAGGATCATGAAGTACCCGGATAAGATGACCAATGTGTCAGACTCTGAGGAGACTTTGGAGTCGGTGGAGAAGGCGATCTCCGAGGCCGAGGCCGCTACCAACACTAACCCCACGGAAGAGCAGAAGGAGTCGGGCGATTATGAGAAGGGTCACGTGACTATCCAAGGGTTCGACATCGCTATCGAAAACCCGAAGGGCACCGTTCGGTCGGGTGTAGATAAAGATGGCAAACCTTGGGAAACCGAGATGAAGAACACCTACGGCTATTTCGAGGGAACCAAGGGTAACGACACAGACGACGTGGATGTGTTCCTCGGTCCTAACCCGCTGTCACAGGACGTGTTCATTGTAGACCAGATCAAGGAGGACGGTTCATTCGATGAGCACAAAGTCATGTTCGGATTTGACTCGCAGGAGGATGCTCGTGCAGCCTACCTCGATAATTACGAGGAAGGATGGCAAGGTCTGGGTAATATCACAAAATGCCCGATCGAAGACTTCCGCAAGTGGGTGAACTCTTCGGAAGACCGATGCAAGCCGTTTACCGATTACCTTAAAGTCCAAGACACGATGGACCCGAACGAGGACGGTGATGATCGGATGTTTGCTAACTGGGACATCGACAAACTTATGGAGTACTACAACAAACTCCGCAAGAAGTCCCTGTCAAAGGAGGAGAAGGAGGAGCTCAAAATTGGAGACTCCGAGGATGCGTTTGAGACGGACATGGGACGGGCCGAACAAGACTTGAAGCAGGCCCTTGCTGCTAAGGGAGTCGATGTAGATTCTCTTGAAGGTCCCTCCCTGCCGTCTCCTTCTCCTGACGTCAAGAAAGGAGATGATAACAGGTGTGACATCCCTCACTCGGCTCAGACGTTCCACCAACTGCGAGACACTGAGAGGGCCTTGCAGGATGCGATAGACGTAGCTGCAAAAGTGATGGGTCGCGATTCGATCTCGGTTGAGGATTACAAGAGTCTGCGGGACTCGAACCCCAATGACCCTATGGTCATGGCGGTGGCTGACTCCACGTTTACGTTGGATGCTCTCGATCTGATCTGCCCGGACCTCTACAAGAGGAAATTCACCGACAAGGTTTGGGTGGCAGACTCTGCCGAAGTTCTGTCCGACTCGTTCAACGTAGATGTAAAGGAAATGGGTAATACCCCTGTGGTGGTATCCACCCGGATGATTTCTCCAAACCCAGTACGGGGTATTGTGGTTGACAGTGTGGTCGAGTTCGACTACCCGGGAGGCCATAAACTCTACGTGGGGACTATTCATAGGAGCTGATTGGATTGTGTGTTTGTGATGGCTGTCCGAGAGGACAGCCATTTTTTTTTGGAATTTATTTGCATAATTAAATTTATTTTCCTACTTTTGTAATGGATAACAACAAAACACTACAATTATGAAAGCAAGAGACCTTCTTAGAAAGCTGGCTGAGGACTTCGAAAAGAATCTCAGTAAGGGCACTTTAATCGAACCTGTTAAGTTCTTTGTAGGTTCACCCGAGTTCAAGGCTGATATTAAGGGTGGGGTATCCTTCTACCTGAGGGTTGAGGTCGTAGAGCCGTGCGTGGTTAAGGTGCTCGTATCGGGTGGAACTGTATACGGGTTCGACATGACGAAGGTGTCCGTATTTATGCCTTACAAAGAGGCGTCCGGAGCTAAGATCGCAGAACTGGTTGACTCACTTATCATGTTCAAGAAATGAAATGCGTTGAACCTCTTAAACTAATATCACATGAAAGACCAAGTAACCTCGGTTGAACAGTCGAAACGATTACTGGATGCTGGAATCCCGTCCACCCTGTCGAGTGTGTCATGGGTCAGGGTTCCCGAGTGGACGGGAGACAATGGTGATAAGATATGGGGCAGATGGCAGCTATTTATAAACCCGGTGGACCCTAAGGTGGACCAGGAGGTGCTCCCTGCTTTTACCGTCGGAGACCTTATCCGGATGTTGCCACCCGATGAGGACGTCTATAATCTGGTCATAGAGAGATCCCCGAACCTCGGGTGGGACGTGCACTATCGTGAAATAGGTACGGACTACTTGATCCGGGGTAAACATGACATCTTCTTGGTGGGAGCGTTGGTACAGATGGTGGAGGAGATCAAACGTGAAGAGGATGCTGATCCTCTGCATATCCGTAGGATTTACCCTTATGTATTCTAATCATGATCGAGAAGTGTTACATTGAGTTTATCACTCAGTCGGGTGATACGTTTGAACTGCGGAGGCGTAAGACCTTCGCAGATGCCTATGAGAATCTCCTGAGGATGCCTCAGTCTACATTGTTAACCTATCTGCGAAGGTGTGGAGTGAAGGACCCTCAGTGGGTTGTGTCTATCTATAAGACCGATCGGACCTATAAGTCCGGGGTGGTGATCCCTAATTTAACATTCCCTCAGGCTCTGGCCCAAGGACAGCTCCACTTCTGATATGAATTACAAGGATTACTGTAACGATCGTGTTATTGTTCAGATGGCGTCCGAAGTGTCAAGGATAGTCCTGTCTGCATACAACCTGACGGTGCCTCTTGCTGAGGTCTTGAAGTGGTCATGGTCCATTGGGTTTGTTCGGGATAAATTTTTGTCGAGAGACCCTAACTCAGTGAGGTTTCTTGCAGATGAGTTAAAGAGTAACACGTCACGTCTCTTTGTTCTGAAATTCCGATCTGATCTGTTCAACCCTTATACTGAAATTGAAGACTAAATGGCTATGTTAGTGAAGGGTCTTGACCCGGGTACCTCTTTTAAGATACCGGAGGTCCTCAACTGGGAGGATTACCGATACAGTCCGGCTATTGAATGCCACTGCGGGAAGCTCAACGTTTACACCCGAGGGGATAACATTTACAATTATGCGAAGGGCGTAGCCGAGACTCCCCGAGGAACTGAGGTGTGCTGCTTGTGTCCAAAGTGTGAAGACAGGATAAGGTTCCATATACGAGATATAAGACTTCTAACGATATACCACCCAGAATGGCAAGAAGAGTAGAATCCTATGAAGGAAAGGTTTATAAAATCCCGGAAATACTAAACTGGGAGGACTACCGATATGAGGCTCGCCTCACATGTTCCTGTGGCCGGGTGAGTGTCTTTGAGGGAAACACGTGGCTGTCAATCGTCGGGGTCTGCAACACCCATCATGGTCTTATGGCGTGCTATGAATGCAAAGAGTGTGGGGATCGGATGAGGTGGCATGTGGATGAGGAGGACCTTCAAGATGTTGTTCTGGATCACCCAGAGTGGATTTGTGAATAAATGTATAAATTTTCTCCGATTTTCTTTGCAGATTAAATTTATTTTCCTATCTTTGTGGTGGATAAAGATAACAATTGTCAAACCTTAAAAATTCTACAACTATGCAACAGGTTAGAACTAACATCAACAAGTGGGAAAAGAAGGACGGCGCTATCGTAACCGCTGAGGGCTACAAGCTGTCAGAAAAGCAACTGGGTGACCAGTGCGACTTCCTCCGAGTTCCGAAGACCCTCCTGAACATCGACCGGGAGTACAACCTCGATACGACTCTTCAAGTCCTCCGGGCTGCGTCCGTAGGAGAGGAGCGCCTCCTCGTAGATGATAACGGTGAAGTCCTCTCCGTTCTGGATCATCGGTCGACCTTCATGGAGGACGAGCAGTTCTTTGAGACCTTGAAGCTGGTCGGGGACAACTCCATCAAGGCTCCTTGTGAGATTCGTAAGAGCGGCGCCGCTATCCGAGCCACCTATACGCTCGAAGAAACGGGAACCGACACTGTCCTCGGGGACATGTTCAACCGACAGGTGATCGTTGAGCGTAAGCCCGAAGGTGGAATCTATATTGGAACCGGCCTCCTCCGTCTGGTTTGTACGAACGGATGTCAGGTGGCAGACAAGGAGTACCGTCAGCTCTTCCGCAACAACGTTAACCCCGAGACGTTTGCCCACCTGATGGCTTCCATCCGGACTATGGATGTGACCGGATATTTCAGCCGCCTCTTCTCGAACAACGGCAAGTGGATCGAGGCGTCAGTGGCCGACTACATGGGGATGCGCAAGACCCTCTCCGATATAGTCGGTAATGAGGTGGCCGCTGAGTACTTCCCCGTAGGGCCTATTTACGACCACTATGAGGCTCAGAACATCGAGGTCAACAAGATGTCCAGAACGATCCAGCAGAAGCTCCCCGCAGGTGTCACCTACTTCGATGCGTTTAACATCATGACGAACGGATGTAAGCGAGCCGCCGATACGATCACCCTCGCCGAAGAGATCGAAGTCGCCAACTGGGCACGACCGTCCAAGTTGAAGCAGCTCCGCGAGTCGGACATCCAGCATCATGGAATGCCGTCGTTCCCGAAGCAGCTTATCAAGCGGTTGAAGGGTGATGCAGCTTAAACCTCATGACGGAGGGCTCCGGCCCTCCGTCTATCCTCTTTCGGGTCGTCGGGAGCCTCTGGGGTTGCCCGACGATTTTGCGCCTTGATACGGCCTGTAATGATGTCTTCCCGTATAGATATGTGAAAACTACAAAGCTATGTCTAAGATTATCGATTCTCTCGCAGAAGCCGCCGGTCAGGTTGTAGACTCCAATCTGGATCGGATAGAAAAGTGGATCAACTCTAAGGAGATCGCGGGCATCACCGCGTTCCGCAAGGAGCTGAAGGACGTTCACAACCAAGAGGCTACTCTTATCGACAAACCGATCGACGGAACCCCTGAGGAACGCCGGTACTCTAAGCAAGAGAACCGTGCTCGTAACCGTGACTTGAAGATGGCACTGGCTCGTAAGGGCTACGGGGTAACATCGGTGATGGGGCTGTACCCCGAAGGTGGAGTCCCCAAGACTGAGGAGTCATTCCTTGTGGTCAACCTTCCGGACGACCCTGAGTTCTATGACGTTCTGTTCAAGCTGTCCGAGTGGTACAACCAGGATACATTCCTCTATAAGCCCAAAGGTGAACCCGAGGCTGTGCTGGTTGGAACGAACGACGATGATTTTGTCGGCTACGGCAATTCTCGTCCCGCAGGCCAGTTCGCTAAGAACGTTCAGGGCGACTTCATGAGCCGATTGAAGAACAAGGGCTATGCCTTTGTGTCGGAAGACACTAAGGACTACTATGAGCAGGATGACCCCAAGTCATGGAGAGACCGCAAGAAGGCCCGGTCTGTAACTGATTCTGCAATAGAGAGCCTGTTTCGTGTGGTCGACTCGTCATTCGTAGGTATGGCTGTGGTGTCAGAGGTGGGTAAACTCGTTAAGGACTCCAAGCTGCCGAAGATGAACTGGAACTGCTATCTCCGTAAGAAGTTATGAGTCAAAGATTTAGCCGTGAGTTCGTGGATTATGTAGCGTCCCTGTCCATTCAGGACGAGTACAGAAACACGTTTGGCACTGATCTGCCAAGGGGTAAGTTTTTCTGCCCGTGGCACTACAACGTCAACACACCTGCGGCTAAGGTCTACAATAATCGGATTAAATGTTTCTCCTGTAACAAGTCTTACTCCACGTTTGACTTGTTGCGGGATTTCAATCCCGAAAGACTAACTGAATTACAAAAGAAGGTTACTCCGCCTCCCATTATTGATTCTCCTAAGAGGGCGCGACGGCTGTCTTATCCCAAACTTTCGGAGCTCGACCTATCCTCGGGCATTACGGTTGAACTGCTAAACACGATCGCCAATTATGGAAAAGAGAAAGCTCGTGAAAATAAAGTTTGTAGATGACACGGAAGAGGATTTCATCCTCCTCAGTAATATGGAGCAAGTCTATCTGGTTCACCGGGTAGATCGGCCTGCGTTCCTACTTTTGGCTAAGACCTTTGTGAGGACAGTAACTGAACTAAAACAGAAGAGGAAATGAGAAAGATTTTTTACAATTCGATTTTGGCTAAGGCTATCCTGTCGATCTCGTCGATGACGATTGTGATGCTGTTTGGAGCTATATGTACAGTGAATGGTAACAAATTGTCTGAGAGGGTTAAGCGTCATGAGTCGACCCACTGTGAGCAGTACTGGGAAGTTACCCTTGTAGCCACTCTGGTGGCCCTGATTCTTTCGATCATCTTTGGGCCGTCCCTCTGGGTGTTCTTGGTCCCTCTGGCCTACTACGTCCTGTATTGCGTTGAAGCGGTTATTACGTGGATGTTCCGTCTGTGCACGAAGGGATGGAAAGAAGCATGTAATGCAGCCTACGATAATTCCATGTTCGAGATGGAGGCGCGGCTTGCTGAGAGCGACACCTCCTACAATGAACATCGACCCTTCTGGGGATTCCTTCGGTTCTTTGGTAAGATTTAGCTGACTACCCTCTTGAGAAAACCTCCACAATTGTGGAGGTTTTCCATTAAATACTAAATTTTTCTCAAAATAATTTTGCATAATTAAATTTATTTTCCTATCTTTGTAGTGGATAAAGATAACAACTAATTCACTACAACTATGAAGATTCAGTTTGATAACAAGGCTTACGATTTTGAACTTGCCCGTGAAGATGCCAAAGGGTTTGTGGAACTCTCGATCGATTCGGTGATCTCGGGTTATGAACCCGTATCCGAGGTGGTTCCTGTATACGTTGATGAGGACGGGACCCGTCATCACGGAGCCGTTGCCTTTTACTGGGATAGAGGGAACAACGCCCTTGCATACCAGATCACGTTGAAGGGTCGCGCCACCTCAGGGGTTCTCTCGGATTTCTCGAATGCCGATTCGGTTAACCTCGATGCTATTATTGATCGTCTGAGCACTGAGTTTACTGACTTTGCGGCGGAAATGGAAGCAATCAAAAAGCGAGGTGAGAACAACCTCGACCTTTAGCCATAACCGGATGCTGTTATGAGGGCCCTCTTCCATTAAATACGAAATAAATGCAATTTTCTTGAATAATATTTTGCAGATTAAATTTATTTTCCTATCTTTGTAGTGGATAAAGATAACAACTAAACCACTACAATTATGGCAAACCCTATTAAATTCGCCCAGCTGGGCCGGACCCTCCAAGCAAAAGTTCCGCTTCCTATCGAATCCTCGAAGGGCACCAACACATCTCTGTCCCTCGTATTCGATGGCCCCTGCCGGAAAGTGACGATCTCGTTCCGGGAGGAGGATGGAGGCGAAACCCTGCGTTTGTGGGCTACCTCCGACCAGAATGACACAATGAATCTGGCTTACCCGTGGACTATGAGTTCTGAGATGTATGTTGTGAACCTCGCTGCGGAGTTTATTGCTTACCTGAACATGGAATAACCTTGGAGGCTCGTAGTAGGCATACCCATGCAACTACGGGACCTCCTCTTTTATTGCGCATATGGAAACCCCGAAATTCTTTGATGAGATCGTGAAGGCTCTGGAGAGACTCCCACTGAAAGTTGTGGTAAAGTGTCGGAATGTAGAGCCCGTTGTGTTTCTTTCTGACAAGCAAACTGCAATAGTCGATATGCACCTCGACCCTTCCGATGGGATGCTCTCAGTGAAAGGCAAGTCGGAAACAGACGACTGGTTTCACGTGGTGTACGAATCCCCGGAGCAGGAGGTTGACTTGATAGTTAACATGATCTCAGCGTTTGCCTTATCGGTCACTCGTTACCAGTAGAGTGAGGTCGGTTCTCCGACCTCTTTTCGTATAGGTAATTACCTAACGTGTAGCGGCTTACTCAGCGCTATGATTTGATTTGTTATGAAGAGCAGCACATTTAACGGTTATCCGGTTCACCTTATTGAGACAGTCGATGAACTCTTCTCGTTGAAGAGATTATTTTCCCCTAAGATTATGGCAGGACTCGATACCGAGACCTCCAGCCTTGAATACAAGGCTGACCAGATCGCGGGCGTCTGCGTGTCTGGCGGCGTTGACTACTCCCCGCAAGGATACGCGGGTTATTACATTCCCCTGCGGCATATCGGTTACGTTGCCAACCTGCCTGTGGATGTTGTAATGGAGTTCGTCCAGTGGTTGATCGACAATTTCCAGACAGTGCTATTCAACAGGAACTTCGATACTTCGATGCTCGAATACGACGGAGTCAAAATACCGTTTGTGGGAGGGATGCATGACGCCCAGATCATGGCGTACTCAGTTTTCAACGAGGCTTACCCCTCGTTGAAGGACTACTCTCGAAGGTTCTTGAAGTGGGACATGATCGACTTTGCAGAGAACAAAGCAAAGGACCATAACTTTAAGACCACCGATCCTACGGTGTCCTACATCTATGCAGCCGGAGACCCGATAGCTACGGTCTTCCTCGCAAGGAAACTGTGGTCTACTTACCCTTACATCCGTAAGATCTACAAGATTGACAACTACTGCTTGGAGGCGGTCCGACGTCTGTGCCAGAACGAGCTGACTCTCGACTACGACTTCTTGGAAGCCCTGAGAGACGAGACCGAGCGGCACCTCGCAGAGATTCGCACCAAGATATACTCGATGTCCGGAGTCTATGGGTTCAACATTGACTCCTCTCGGGAGAAGGCTGACGTGCTCTCCCGGTTTGTGACTCTGACTGAGAAGACCAAGTCAGGCAAGTTCAAGACCGATGAGGAGGCCCTTCGCCGGTTGAACCACCCTATCGCCAACCTGATGATCGACTATGCCCAGACCCGGGTGTTCCTCAAATCCTTTGTGGCTAAGATGTGCACCTATAAGGGCAGAGTTATACGGGCGAATTATAATACAGTGAACGTGCCGTCGGGCCGTCTGTCGTCGGGAGCGTCTGAGGGTAATCCCTACTTCGTCCCTCAAAATATGCAGAACTGTTTGGTCGGAGATACCCGAGTGCAGACAAAAGACGGGATGAAACTCCTGAGAGATGTTAAAGCTGGGGATTTCGTTTGGGATGGGGATGAGTTCCGTAAGATAACCCAGAAGGTAAACCAAGGAGTGCGAAAGGTTTACAGGATGACACTTGCAGACGGTAAGACCTTGGTGGGAACTGCGGATCATCCTATCCTCTCGGAGAATGGGTTTGTAGAACTTGCTAAGTGCAAGGACCTGCGGGTGGCTCTGAACTCTAAGAAGATATATCCTCGTTCCCGTTATGGCTTCATTCGCTTCCGGGTAGGTAGGGGACCCTATCCTTCTACTAAAGAGGTGAGATACCTTAATTTCTCGTCCCCTGATTTGTGGGGTCTTATTGGTATGCTTGTAGGTGATGGCAGTTCGTCAGAAAGGAAACTGCATATATGCTTTGATTGGCACGCAATTTCATTATGTCACAGAGTTTCTGATGTGTGCAGAACTCTGAATATCCCTCACTCTATTAGGACGATAAAGGAAAAGGAAGGAGTTCACGATATTCCGGCGATCACGATTTACAATGCTGACCTGTGGAGGCTTGCAGTCAAGATGGGACTAACCAAGACCGCAAGGGAGAAGTCTGTTCCTGACGTATTGTACAAGCTGTCCCCTTTGTGTAAGATGGCCTTCCTCAAAGGACTGTATGCTGCTGATGGATCGTTCCAACGATACAAGACAAGCTCCAGTATTCGGACTGTCTCCGAGAAACTGGCTAACAGTGTTGTGACACTGGCGGAGACCCTCGGGATAAACGCTAAGGCTACCAAGTACAAGAACTCTCAGTTAGGATGTGGATACGCTTACACGGTCTCGTTCTTTAACCCGATAAACTGTCAAGACGTCTTCACGTATGAGGGCCAGGTAAAATGGTCCCCTGAGTTCCACAAGAAAGGACTGGAGAAATATGTGCTCCCGAAGTCACTGGGAGGTTATAAACAGCGTTACGTGGTTCGTCATGACCCAGATTATCTGCGCAGTAAGTTTTGGGTAAAGTGTTTGTCCGTCGAAGAGGCGGGAGAGGAAGAGGTTTTTGATATTACGGTAGAAACCTCGGAGAGATTCATGGCCAATGGGATCATCGTTCATAACTGCCCTAAGGAAGAGGAAAAGTTATACCTACACCATCACCCTAAAATAGGATACGTCCTGCTACGAGAAGAGGAAGGATGCGTGAGAAACGCCAAGGGAGAGCCTGTAAAGTACAAGACCAAGACTGGTCTGCATAGGGCATTCATCCCTCATGACAAAGATTGGGTGATTATGTCGTCAGACTACTGTCTGAATCCGGAATCGACTGTGGTGACTGAAAAAGGTGTGATGACTCTTCGGGATATGCTTGAACAACCAAAAGGGCTGAAGGTGTTGACCCCGTGGGGATATAAAGAGACCTATGATCTACGTTATACCGGCAAGCACAAACAGTATAAGTTCGAGCTTACCACTGGGGAGACCCTTATCTGTTCTCCTGAACATAAACTTGCGGTGTACCGGGATGGAGTAGTTGTCTGGGTTAAGGCTGAAAATGTACGGACTACCGATTATGTGTTGACTGCGAATAGAGCTATGCTTGTGGGTGAGGAAGCTCCCGTGTCCAACATTAAGGAGATTGGGGTATCAGACGAGCTTATTGAAATGATGGACATGGGTGTCCGGGACGTTCATTGTTTCTATTGCAATGGCATTCTGGTACACAACTGTGCTCAGGAGCTCAGGTTAGCTGCGAATTTCAGTCGTGATCCTAACTTCTTGGAGCCCCTCTTGAAGGGTGATGATATCCACATGCACGTGGCTAAGCAGATGTTCGGGTACGAAGACCCACTGCACCGTACAAAGGTTAAGATCGTGAACTTCTGCCTTGGGGAGGATTCTTATGTGATGACTGACTCAGGGATTGTGAGACCCGCTTCTCTTAAAGGAGACGAACGCCTGTTGAAGGTTTTCGGAGGAACACAATCCTATCGAATGGAGGTCCGCTTATCCGATACGGTCAAGGTGCACTACTCTAATGGAGTTGTCGAAGAGTATGATTCCCGCCACCAAGTTGCAGTGACCTCAGATAAGGGGATGACTTGGAAGAGAGTGTGCGATCTGACTGAAGATGATGAGGTGTTGATCTCGGTGGGTAGAATGAAGGAAACGTCCTCTCCCCTGATCGAAAGGGTTGGAACTTACCGTAAGTTTTCGGTTAGTCGTGAGAAGGAGTACAACCTCTCTACGAAAGAGTTTGCTTACTTGGCAGGACTCTATCTGGGAGATGGTCATATCTCCCTTGGGAAGCAAGGAAGGCCTAATTCAGTATCATGGGTTGCTGAAGAGCAAATATACCCTCTCGTTGAGGAGTGCTTGACTAAGCTGGGATTGAAGTGGAGCATTCAGAACTATGAAGGTAAAAACTACAGACTGTACCGTGTGTGCAGCGCTCAGTTTGCAAGGGTCCTTTGCAAACATTTTGGAAGGACAAAGACGAAGACGATCTCCGATGGGGTCTTGTCAGCTTGGGGTAAAGACCTGTTTATCCCGTTGTGTCAGGGACTTGTGGATTCTGATGGTACCTTGTATGGGAATGTGCTGGTGTACCTTACTTGTTTGGATGAGCTGGCAAAGAAGGTAGCTCTGGTCCTGTCAGGTCTGGGGATTTATGTTCGTGAGAGAGTAGCGGATCATAACTGCCACCATCTTAGAATGTCTGAAAATGACGTGGTTCAGTCAAACCTTGACCGGAAGAGATGGGGCTCAGGAAGGCCTCTTCTTGACTTCCGGAAATATGACAGGTCAATCCTTGAAGGCCTCCCCGGAGGATTCGAAAATGGAAGGGTTGACAATATGAGAAGAGATAAGTGTGGCCTGTGGGTTAAGTCTTCACTGGTTGAGAAGGCAGGTTACTCAGGCCTTCGCCCGGTGTCCGTGGTGAGTGTCTCGAAGCCCAAGACTGGTAAGATTTATGTGATTGAGACTGAAACAGGGAGTTATCTCTCCTCATCGGTGGTTAGTCATAACTCGGCATTGTATGGTGCTGAGTACCCCACAGTCAGTGCTCGATTGGGGATTCCCTTACAGGAAGGTAAGACCCTGATGACACGATACAAGCAGACGATGTCCAAACTCTATGCATGGAAGGCTGAGATCGTGAAGGCCGCGAAGAAAAGAGGTTACGCCTTGACCTACTTTGGGCGACCTGTCTATCTGCTCAAATACTTCAATTCTCCCGACAGGGGCATGTCCGCCTATGCGGAGCGACTGGCCGTGAACGCTACCATACAAGGCCCGGTAACTCCTGACACACCTGTGTTGCTGGAAGACGGCTATCACTTGATGAAGGATGTTCCGGATCAAGGTATATGTGCCACGGGCAAAGGATTTGCTCGTTATGTCAGAGTCTTCTCGGGAGTTAAACCCATTGTAGAGTTGGAGTTTGAAGATGGCTCTATACTGAAATGCTCCAAAGAGCATAGACTTCTGTCTGTGCAGCCGTCGGGGTTGCAATGGATGGAGGCGTCCGAGATTGTAGAAGGTACCCCTATTGCATCTCATCTCTCCCCTGTTGCGGGCTCCCCTGTACGGTTTGATTTGTCAGATAAGGGAGTTCGAGGCGTTACAGTATCTCCCGAAATAAATAGTCGAGTAGAAGAGACTTTCTACTGGATAGGTAGAGCGTTTGGGGATGGGTCTTTCCTACAAAATGGGGTTATTCACTGGGCGTTCGGTAATCATGAATGTGAAGATCGGGATAGACTCGTCAAGTGGGGCAATGCTCTTGGACTACATGTTAATCTGCAAGAGTTCTCAAAGGAGAAAGATAAGTCCCGGAAGGGGGATTGTCTTCGTGCTACAATATCCTCAAAGAATCTTTGTAGACTCCTTAAACAAATAGGAGTGCAATTCGGAGTTACTGCTCACGATAAAAGAATCCCGTCGAGGGTATTTACAGCAAGTTTTGAACAGAGGAGACAGTTTGTTAAAGGTCTATTTGACTCAGATGGCTCAAAGAACTGGGGTTGGGGCTGGCATATGTGCAATGGTGATTTATTGCACGACTTACAAACTCTGCTTCTGTCTATGGGAGTGTTTAGCAGGTGGCATAAGTGTAAAGACGCTTACCTTCTAAATATTACTTCTCTTAAAGAGTTTGCCTCGCTGGTGGGAAGGGAACGTTTGATAAGTAAGTGTCAGCAATCCCGCATGCTTGTCCCGGATTATATGGCATCCCGGTTTATCGAAAAGTACCACTCCGGAGAATTGAGGTATTTTAGAAAGGGCATTCTTCCAACTGATAAGACCATTATCTGCAAGTTAAGGAAGCGCTGCCCGGTGGGGTACTTTAAGTTTGTGGAGTTATGCGATCGGTTTGGTTGGGATGTTTGGAAAGAGGATGACTTCTATTATTACAAGAAGGTTAAATCCGTCCGATCCCTTGGAGAGTCCGAGGTTTATTGTTTGTCAGTAGAAGACCCCTCGCATCAGTTTATAACTAATGGGGTTGTGTCCCATAACTGTATTCCGGCAGACACGTTTGCTCCATCCCAAGACGGGAAAGTTATATCAACTCTTCGCAATCTGGTCGGGAAACGAGTACAATTTGCAAAGGACGAGAGAGGAACCGCCCACAAGGGCGTCCCTGTCTTCCGAGGGAAACTTCCATGTGCTATGGTAGAGTTCAGGTCGGGAGACTTCATCATGGTTTCAACGAATCACAAGTTCCTGAAATACAAGTCAAACACTCTGTTATCTATCGAAGAGGCAGCTGCGGATGCGGTTCAGTTCGTTAAACCTCACAAGAAGGTAAAGTTGTTCAAAGCAATTCTGAACACTTTGCTGGGGAGATTCAAAGGAACTACCCTCAACTCCCTTGCGGTGTTCCCTCGACATGACAAACCGGCGGATTCTGTTGAGATCGCAACGGCCTTGTTCCGAGCCTTTATCCGAGACGAACACCTGATAACTTACAACCCGGTGCTGGCTCACTCGGTTAGGTCGCTGGTAGACCTCTATGGTTATAATCTGGTGAAGGTGTGCTCGGGTCGCTATGCGCTCTCGTGGAGCCGGGCTAAGAAGTCGAAGGTGTGCTTTGTGGACAACTTGAAAGGAACCTATGATGTTATGTCCCCGACTATGATCTCAGGATTCCAAACCTACCCGCTGTCGGGTATGATCCACAAGAACACCGGAGCAGACCTTATGCGGTTGTTCCTGATAAAGTTCACCAAACTGAACATCGATGACAAGGACTGGCGGGAGAACACAAGAATGATCCTCCCAGTACATGACGAAATGAACCTCGAAGTGTCTATACCCTATATGCGTGAAGCGTGGTTAAAGATGCGCAAGGTCATGAACTTCTTTCCCGAGAACTTTGCAGTGCCTATTGTGGTGGACACTGGCGTAGGAACCTCGTGGGGTAACTGTCTCGACGTTGAGTGCATATCCCCGAAGGGTCGGGTGGTGCCGAAGGACATTGACCCGGATGACTTCTCAGGAGAAGAGCGAGCCTATTTGCAGGAGATTCTGGAAGAGTGTGTCTTCGAGGAATTGCCTGATAGACTGAAAAAGTTTGTAAAACGTTAGGATAATTAAATTTATTTTCTTACCTTGTATTGACATGAAAACCTATTTACTCTTAGCCGACTTTGCGGAGCTCCCGATTGATATCGATGACCTCCCGTTCGACGTCCAACCCATTCAGATTGGGATTGGCCGAGATAAGGCTGTGAAAGCTACTGAGGAGCTACTCGACACCTTGCAGGAGTCGAAAGAGCTGTGTAGGATCATGCTCTTCGGAACGTGTGGTTCTCTCAAACATGCACCGGGAACAGTTATCTATGATAAGAACTGGGCCCCTGACTTTAAGAACCACAGAATCCGGACGGTTCACTCGCTGGTGACTCCCGATAATGAAGACCTGCTCAAACTTGTAGAACAGTATGACGGTTACGATATGGAGATGCACTTTGTGATGAGTGCAATAAAGGAAAGAGGCCTCCGTAACGTCGTCGACTTCTTTACGGTTAAGGTGGTGTCGGACTCGACGGTGACGTCCTATGAAGACTGGAAAGCGCGACTGGCATCTATACGAGAATCTTTGAAGTGGGCTCTCTTTACTTATCTGTCGGAGGGAAAGGAGAATCCAAAGAACGCGGTCAAGTCCTACCCGAACTTCCCGTCCCCGGGAGTAGTCTTCTTGGACTTGTTCCCTTCCTTCTGGAGAGGGTTATCCCGGTTCTGCTACTGGTTCGCCTCTGCGGTGCCCACTGGAAGGGCTATTGTGCCTATAGAATCGCGTGGATTCTTCATGGCGGGCGCTCTCCTTGCTCGGGAGTTAGTTGCGGGTGTAGTGCCTGTAAGGAAGGAAAATAAGTTACCGGGCCCAGTCACATCCTTTGATGCGTTCTCCGAATATGGCTATCGGAAATTGGAGGTGTCCAAGGACCACTTAGCTCAACTGAGACCGGAAGGTGGTGAACTTGAACTTCTGATCGTAGACGATGTTCTGGCAACAGGCAAGACTGCCAAAGCTGTCTTCGATGCTCTCGACCGAAAGCTCGTGATGCTTCGATTTTCGAGGACGAAGATGATCCCTATCAAGGTGGTGGGTTTCTGTTTCTATGCGGAGATCGAAAACCTTGAAGGTCGTAAAGAACTTGAAAAACTTGCACCTGTTTATTCATTCCTTAAATTCTAAATCTTATGCTACTCGGAATTGATCTCTACCCTACCCCTCCTGATGTAATCGACCAGATGCTCCTCGATGTTGAGGTGGCAGACAAGGTTGTACTCGAACCCTCCGCAGGATTCGGCAACATTGTAACGGTCCTGAAACAAAGAGGAGCTCGTGAGGTTCTGGCTTGTGAGATTGATCCGAGGTTGCGTAGTATTCTGGAAAACCAGTGCCAGATCATTGCGGATGACTTCTTGAAGCTGAAACCTGAGGACGTGAGTCATGTCGACCTCATCGTCATGAATCCTCCGTTTTCGGCTGCTGAGCATCACATACTTCACGCCTATGAGATAGCTCCGGAGGGCTGCACGATAGTGGCTCTGTGTAACTCAGAGACGGTCCGCAACCCGTGGACCACCAATCGAGGAAAGATCGCAGACCTCCTTCAGACAGTGGGCTGCTCAGAAGATCTGGGAGCCTGCTTCCGCACGGCTGAACGCAAGACCGATGTGGAGGTGTCATGCCTTCGATTCTGGAAGCCCAAGACCGGGGTGTTTGAGTTCGAGGACTACTTCGAGCCAGGGCTCGGACCTGATGACGTAGGGAGCGACGTTCAGGGCATTATGCCTTATGACGCTGTACGTGATATTGTCAATCGCTATGTGTCTGCGGTTTCCAAGTTTGACCACGTGAACGAGGTGAGCCGCGAGATTAACCAGTTGACCTCAGCCTTTGATTCATGCAGGATCGAGTTTGGAGCCCGTTGGAAGTCACGAGAAGGGGCGGCAATTAACCGGGCCGTCTTCATGAAGGAGCTCCAGAAGGCTGCATGGAACACTGTGTTCGAGAAGCTCGACATGTCACGGTACGTAACGTCCAAGGTCCGGGAGGACATTAATCGTTACGTGGAGAGACAGCAGAACGTCCCCTTCACTATGCGCAACATCTACCGGATGCTGGAGGTCGTGGTTAAGACTAACGGTGAGCGTATGAAGAGAACACTGCTCGAAACGTTTGACCGGATTTGTTCGTTCTCCGCTGAGAACTCGACGGCGGGTGAGAAGTGGAAGACCAACTCGGATTACATGATTAACCGTCGGTTTGTCGTCCCGGGCATTACTGATTCCTCCTTCCTGAGTAAGTCAAATGACGTTGTGCACCTCAATTACCGAGGTTACGAAAAAGTCGATGACATCATTAAGGTGCTTTGCTACATGACCGGAAGACGCTACACCGATTCGATGTCTCTACAACGGTTTGTAGTCCACAACACCCTCGACTGGGGCAAGTGGTACACCATGAACTATAAGGTAACTCACGAGTCAGGTCAGGTTGAAGTCCTCGATGGGTTCTTCAAGATTCGAGGTTTCAAGAAGGGGACTATGCACTTCGAGTTCCTCGACGAAGAGGTGTGGGCGCGGTTTAATATGGAAGTCGCTCGTATACGAGGATGGCAGCTCCCCAAGACACGAACCTATAAACCCCGGAGATAGCTATGGACTTTCGAGTAGACGACTACCTATCCCTCAACTCCAAAGACTGCAACGGGGTACCCGTAGTGGAGTTATCGGTGGCGAGAAAGGCGATGAGGATGGTGGAAGACAACCTGATCGACAAAGCCAAACGCGCCTACTGCACAGTGCACTGTGGACCAGGAAGCGTGTACTCCAAGTGCAACAAGACTCACGCCTGTAATGTGCAGTGGATGGCTGACCTGATAGGTAAAGTAAATCTGTAAATACTGAGTTAGCTAACCTCATAAAAGATAAACAATGAAAGTCTTACTGATCATTCTGCTGGCCTATTATATCCCGGCTTATTCCGTGACTGTCTGGGTACTGCGTGTTGTAATGAAGCCCGTGTATGAAGCCGAGAAGGTCCCCGTACCTTGGGGTCTTCACATGAAACTGCTCCTGATCCCCTTCTTTGGATTCTGGCTATCCTTAGCTGCCCTTGTGCTCGACTTAGCGAACCACAACTCAAATGAGGAACGTCGGAGGTCAAAAGCAAAAGACGATGCTGAGGACTGATTATCTGAGGGCTCGATCGAATTTCTCAGAAATTTTCAATAAATACAAAATTTTCTCCGATTTGTTTGGTAGATTAAATTTATTTTTCTACCTTTGTGATACAGAAATAAGGATAACACTTAAACCTAAACAGCTATGAAAAACGAAAAGATTGCTCAGGAGAGCGCAGCTACCGAAGCTCAGGTAAACAAGATCAACTACACGAGCAAGACGACCAACTCGGACTTCGTTACGGAAGTCGGCAACTTCACCTCGCTGGCGCTGGCCAACTCGAAATCGATGGAGGATGTGATCGCTACGATCTCGGCGGTGGGTGAGGCCGTAAAGGGATTCCGCGACAAGAAGAAAGTCGACCTCAGCCTCGGGAACAAGGTTACGGTCACGTTGGCACCGGTGGGTGGCACGACCAATCTCCCGACGACTCATGCAGTGATCGCCAAGGCTCTGTCCCATGTGACGGGCTCGACTGTGGAGATCGTTCGGAACGAAACCAAGGGTCAGACCTTCCAGATCACCAGCTCGAACTTCGTTGCTCAGTTCGTTGCAGCGATCCTCCCCTACGCCCTTCTGACCTACGACAAGTTCTCGCGTAAGTTCATCGACGGGCTCAAGGACGTTACGTCGGTCAAGCGTGAGAAGCGTAAGGAGTACACGGTGAACTTCGCAAAGGCTGCGGCGATGGCTCTCGTCCGGGGCATGGAGACGAACGAGGAGCTGATCTCGAAGCTCGAATCCGAGCTGGAGGGTGTTGCTACCTTCTCGGAGAAGAAGGAGAAACCTGCCAAGAAAGACAAGCCTGCCAAGAAAGAGAAGTCTGCCAAGGAGGCCAAGCCGGTGGAGGCCGACCCCGTGGAGGAAGAGGGCACCGTGGTCTACAAGGAGCCCGAGGAGACCGAACAGGACCCCGTAGAGGAGCAGGCTCCGAAACCCGAGGAACCCCAGCCGGAGTACGATGACTTCGACTAATGCAGATTACTGATTCATTGTGAGCCCCTCCCTCGGAGGGGCTTTTTCTTAAATTTTCTGGTGTTTTTCTTTGCAGATTAAATTTATTTTCCTATCTTTGTAATGGATAACAACAAACACCGCAACTATGAAGACCGTAGAAAATTTCAGCTACACGACCCGCGTTAAGTTCAATCTGGCAACCCTCAAAGCCGAGGTTGAAGCCTTCCAGTCTGACGAGACTGCAACGAAGACCGCCAAGAACAACGCCCTTTCCCTTTACAAGAAACTGGCGGCCAAGTCAGGCACTCTCTATTGTGACCCTGAGTGGGCTCCGGGTTACTTTGTCGATTCTATGACGGGCACCTCCAAGGGCAACACCGCTCGTATCTACTACAACCCCTCTTATACGCAATACCCCAAGGTGATCCGTAAGGCTATTGTCCCGCTGAATCCGGAAAATAAGTTCGTTTACTTCGACGTGAAGGCGGCAGAGTACATTCTCAACTGCATCTTTGCAGGCGATGAGAAGACCCTCGATGTCTACCGAGCAGGAGGCGATCCCTACACAGTTTACTCGGACATCTTTCCCGCGGGGACAACCCGCCCCCAGATGAAGGAGGCCCTGATCGCCAACATGTACGGGATGTCGTCCTATACGCTGGCTAAGCGTCTTGCCTGCTCCCAGGATGAAGCCGAGCGAATCCTGCTGGCTGTCAACCTGCGACGCCCGGCACAGGCCAAGCTGAATCAGGAAATTCTCCGTCGGGCTGAGAAGGCGGGTGCTTACTTCTGCCCTAACGGAGTCAATCGTGACGAGCTCGTTCAGGTTGCCGAGGTTGACCCGTCGGTGGGTTACAACCCCAACCGGGCACTGTCAGTTTACACTCAGTCGGCACTGGGGCTCTGGATGCAATCCATGATCCGCAAAATGCTCGATTATGTCGATCCGAGTTCCGAAACCCTGATCTCCGTTTTCGACTCGATGCTGTTTGAGGTTGACAAGTCCGTCGATGAGGATCAAGTCCGGACCTTTGTCAATGAACTTGCGGCTCCCTTCCGGGTTGAGGTTGGCTTCGGTAACAATTTTTATTCGGCTCAGACCTCGGCCCGGTAAGGGCCGAGCCTTAACTACTACGCTATGGCATCTATTCAAGAGATTTTGAAGGAGGACGTCCTCCTGACTAACGAATCCTACTGGAACCAGTTTCGAAATTCGAGTTGGACCAACGAGCAACTCACGACTCTGATGACCTCTCCGAAGGCAAGAGGGGCTGCGAGTCGAGTAGAAGGGGCTATGCTGTCCTACCTGTCGGCAAAGGTCCAGCACAAAGACCGTAGGCTCCGGAACCTATATCACGAGATCGTAGACATGATAAAGTCCGTATACAGTGTCGAAGTTTCGTTCAACGATTCTCGGTCGTACCTTGACGGTACGACAAGACTGTCGAAGGGCGATATTTCCCTGACGATCTTGGAGGACAACTGTTTCATCTTCAACAAGAAGATTCCAGTGCTCCAAGTCAGGATCAACCGGGTGGCGTTCTGGTCGTACCTGATCCCATCCATGATGCAGTTATCATTATGACACCACTGGCGCAGTTTGTGTATAATTACTTCGGTCGGGAGTCAGTTCAAGGTTTGCTCGAAGACATGCAGACCTCTGACTGCCCCGGTACCGTCCTCGGAAAGTTTCTCGACAGGGCGGGATTTCAACCTGAGTACTCACCTAAGACTATTAGGTCGAGTAGGGTTGAAGTGTGGTTTCTTGACGGCAAGGCGAGACTCTCTTACAGGGAGACAGGAGACAAGGATCAGGATGGAACTATCCTCCTTAACCCGGATGACCCGGCAGCGTTTCTCAACTCGCTGGCGTGTATCCTCCGAGAGCTCGGCCTTCTGGAGATCGACGAAGTTATGACAGGGGCTGAGGCTCAGGATGTTCAGCAACTTGACGCTGATTCGGTCCTTGGTCCGACAATAGGGTACGACCCAACATATGAATAAACTCAGGAGGGGTTCACAAGTTGTTATCCACTCCATCCAAAACCGCATAGTTGTAGTGGGCCCTCCTTTCTTAAACAATTTTGTTATGGCTGAAATTCTTTGTGAGGATGCCCCGATCACGGGGATCGATGAGTACCAGGCAAGGGCGTTGAAATACGCTATCTACCCGGAGAACGCTCGAATTATTTACCCTACTCTGGGGTTAACCGGGGAGGCTGGTGAGGTCTCTGACAAGGTGAAGAAAGTGATCCGTGATCACGACGGAGAGTTCTCCGGCGAGATCAAGAAAGAGATCATGAAGGAGATCGGTGATGTCCTCTGGTACTGTGCTACGCTGGCTAATGATCTGGGATTCAACCTCTCGGAAGTAGCCTCTGAGAATATTAACAAACTGGAATCCCGCTTCCAGCGCAACAAGCTCGGCGGGTCCGGGGACAATCGATAAGCCATGAAGTTCCCAAAGAAGACTACCCGCGTAACGGTGGTGTGTGATTGCACCCGTTACTTCGAGATTCACTCCTCCATCTGGGCCACCCCTGAGGACTACATTAAGGGTAAAGTCGTGATTACGAACTACTCCCCTAACTACTCGCGGGAGGATATGTATGAGCTTCTGGAAGAGGTGGCTAAATCTAAAGACAGCTACTTGATCATTCTGGGTAACTCTGCTGAGGTCATGACCCTGTCAGTGGTGCTGTCAAATTCAACGGTGAAAGACCCGGTAGAAGAGATTCCAAGACTCGATCCGGCGGAGGTTAGAGTGTGGGAGGTGTTTGACGATCATAACGTTCTGATTTCGAATGAGGAAGGGAGAGTTACTACTTCATCCTATGATGAAGCCCTCCGCCCTCTGGTCTCAGATGCTATGATGATTCAGGCTAAGAATGTAGAGTCCGTTGAGACCCTGAAAGAGGAGAATCCAGACGACCCCTCGACCATCCAGATAGTCGAGACCCCTGAGACTGCTTCCTCCTTGAAGGAGATTATCGAGAAACGGAAAGATCAAAGCAAGACATCCGATGAAAGCAAGTGATGTAGTTCGAAAGTTGAAGGAAAGACCAGAGATAACCAGTCTCGGGCTTTCTGACGAGGTTTTGCGTCAGGTGGTGTGCTCCACCCTTGACGAGGCTCAACGGTGGATTCCAGAAGCTGAAATGCCCGCTCCCTGCGGTGAACATTTGTTTGTCTCTATGAACGGGATAAACTTCTCGGGGATTCTGTGCAACAAGAAGTCCAACGGTATTTGGATGGATGTGTTTGGAAAGCCCTTGAAAGATCAATCGTTTGTAAAGTTTTATCGACACTTGGTTATCGATACTGAACTTTGATTTGTCATACATTAGGGTAACTACGACAATGTCGTCGTGGTGTAAATCGTATAGAGTATGGCAAAACCCAGTTGGTTGACCATAACCCCCGACTCGGGGAGTGGTAACGGTTCTATCCAGTTCTCGGGCACTGAGCACACCGGTCGTGTCGCTCGTACCTATGCGGCCACTGTGTCCAACTCCAAGACGGCAGACTGTACCATTAACGTAAGTCAGACTCCGAAGACTGAGTTCGTGACGATCCAAGGTACCGCAGCTCCTGCGAAGGAGGGTGGTTCCCTGAAGATCACCGGTAAATCGAACTCCACGAAGCTGACTTTCTCGTGGAAGCAGCAGCCAGCCCCAACTCTGGTGCTGGAGATTCCGGAGAACTACACGGCTAATGGGACATCTACGGCGAATGGAGCTGTAATCAGTGGCGACCCGGGTGCGACTGCTCAGTACGACTTTTCAATCCAGTTCACCGTCCCAGAGAACACTACGATCGGCACCATCACGGCGACCCTCGTAGTTACCTCAAACGGAGGTCAGTCCGCAGAATGCGTTATCACGCAGGCCGCTGGCGACGCTTACCTCTGGGTCGGTCAGAAGAATCAAACCGAAACGTCGGTTACTATCCCTCAGAGTGGTTCGGCTCAGACGGTTCAGGTTCTTTCGAACGACGCTTGGACGGTCGCCTAAGCAAACTCCCATCTTTGGTTATAGCGGCTTGATCACCGCTATAACCCCTAATTAAGTTCTGAAACTATGGCATCGAAAACAATCGCATGGGCTGATCAATCGGGCGATGTTATCACCATGACAGCTCCCGCTTGGAGCGGATCACAAACAGTCACACTCTCAACTCCTGAGAACTTCGGTATAGCTCGGGAGTTGAACATCGTATTTTATTCTGAGAGTAATCCCGCGGTGAGTGCTACCTTAAATGTAAAGCAAGCCGAGGCTACTCTGACTCTCAGTGAGACCTCCTTGGTGTTCGCCAGTGACGATACGTCGGAGAAGACTGTAACGGTTACAACCAACATGTCAACTCTGGACGGAGCCCAGCTTACGCTTGCAGGTGATGCGGCGAGTGATTTTACCCTTTCAGGACTTTCCGCTCTGTCAAACGGACGGGCAACATTTACAATTAAGCCAAATTCGATAAATACTTCGCAAGACCCCCGTGATGTAACGATTAAGTTGACGGCTGGTCGTCTTGCTACAAGGTCTCTTCCCGTGACTCAGGATGCTGACCCTGTTGAGAGCGTAACCTATGACAATTATAAGGCTACATTCCAAGAGGGAACTTACGGATCGTCTCCTATGACTGATCAAGTACAAGTGTCCCCAGGGTCAGAATCTTTAGGGGTTTCCCTAATTTTCACGAGAGACAAGGTTACTACTTATTCCTCTGGAAGACAGGAAAGAGTTGAGGAGCCGCTGACGCGTGGTACCACGTTTAGAGCTCAGATAGGTTTACAATTCCCATCTATAACTCGATTGATTTCAAATGGAGAGGTTTCCATTACAATCATGGATGATACTGGTAGGGCTTCTGTGTCTGGTGATTTGAACTCTTTAGGCTCTACCCTGATCTCTGAAGAAGAGACTGCCTTGTCATGGTCATGTACTCAATTCGGGTTAGAGTCTGCTGCCGTGGTAGATTCTCCGACGTTCATAAGTACTCCAAATAAGCGTATTGGGTACTCCTCTTTTGAGGTAGATTCTGACCTTTCTCTGGAGTTTGAGTACTCTGATTTAACGGCAAAGTCTCTCAGGGTGTTGGTTACTGCTATAGTAACCTATACGTCACTATTTTCCCAAAGAGAGTCAATCCCCTGTCAATTTGTGTTACAGGGTAGTCAATCCTATTTCTCGATCACCTCTCAATCGTCGGCCACAGCAGGGACTGCACAGTCTTACAATAGGGTCTTTGCGAAGCCTAATCAGGAAAATTATTCGGGTAGGGACTTTACAGCAGCTATTCAGATAAAACCAAAATCGATAGATACCGCTATTGTCGTGGGTACTATTAATTTGGTACAAAAGTACTATGTTCCGGATACGATTTATTGCAGGATTGTTAATAATTCATCTTATACAATGACTTTGCAGCTTGTAGTGGTAGGAGTTCCCACGATTACGCAAACTGTGTCTAATGGTGAAGAGGCATCCTTTAGTTATCAGAAAGGAGGGTTAGTATCCTTGAAAGGTTCTCTTGAGTCAGGTCAAGGGATGTTCCTGATTAAAGATTCCAAAGGAGTTCGAATGAATGAGGTTGGAATGGGTACTTCGCAAAGTACTCTATTAACCGGCCCTACAATTGAAGCTCACCAGAGTGCATTACCCTTTAGCATTATTGCAGGATGATCCTTTGTCTGGTTAGAAAGTACTTTAAGGAGACCTACACGATAGGTCTCCTTAAGATAAATTCAGAACGATTCTGTGACACTCTCGAAGACCGAACACGGGACTACTCGGACCCTGAATTTAAGGTTTACGGCAAGACAGCGATCCCTTATGGAACCTATAAGATAACTCTTGAATACAGCCCTAAGTTTTCTCCAAGATATTCAGGCCGTAAAGTTCCCTACCTTCACGACGTCCCCGGGTTTACAGGAATCCTGATTCATTCTGGCAACGACGCAGAAGACACAGACGGTTGCATCCTCGTGGGACTTAATGATCGGAAGGGATGGGTATCACAATCGAAGGCAACCTTCCTCCGCCTGCTGGACGTCCTCGAAGCCTTACCGGAAGGTGAGGAGATAACGATAATAATTTCTCACAATGGCGACCCTCATCAAAATATTAAAGTCTAAGGTCACTCCGTGGGCCCTATGCCTTGTTTTATCGCTTATCATCTGGTTGGTGTGGGGTAGGCTTGCCAATCGTAATCGTGAGGTGTACCGGCTTAAAACTAACCAAGAAGCCCTTGTCTCCGATGTGGAGTATTTCAAGGATAAACTTGGTGCGGAGGTGGCGAGAGTTCAAGCACTCGAACTTTCGAAGAATGAGTTTGAACTCCTGTACAAAGATAAAGCTGAACAGGTAGAGGCCCTGCGCCTGAAAGTGAAACGCCTTGAATCCTATACTCAGACAGTTGTCCAAGTTCATGACACCGTTACGGTAGAGGTCTCAACTCCCATAATAAAGAATGACTCGGTAATAAAGAGGCAGTTGCTCTACAATGATGACTGGGTGACACTATCCGGGGAGATTTCAATCCTTGGGAGGGAGGCTACCGCCCCGGCGATAGCTAATCTCTCCTATGCGATCCGGGACACCCTCGACGTGGTGGTGTATCGAGAACCTAAGAGGTTTCTCTTTATAAGATACGGGATCAAGCGTATAGATTGCTATGTGAAAAGTCGTAACCCTCGATCGACCGTGGTCACGGGGAGCTGCGTAGTTATAAAGCGGTAGAGTATGGCAGTGTCAAAGCAGATAGACTGGGGAGATGACTCCGGAGATAAAATCTCTGTGGAGGCGTCAGAGTTTTCAGGGAACCAAGTCCTCCGAGTAACGTCACCGCAGAACACACGAGTTTACAAACGGAGTATTGCTATTGTGGTCACTTCATCGTCTGACCCTACCAAGAAGGCTACCATCAATCTATCTCAGGAGGCTGCACCTGCAACACTCTCTTTGAACGTGCAGTCTCTGGTGTTCTCTCAAAGAGCGGATTCCCTCGAAGTTCAGTTGACCACAAATGATAACTGGCAGACATCATCGAATGACGAGATTCCTATCCCGGATGAGGTGACTCTGAAATACAACCCGTGGACTGATATGGTTGAGATGGTGGATCAGCCTCAACAAGTTTATGATGCTGTGGAGGCATCAGATGATTACATCATGGCTATGGTCAGGGTAGGCTTCTCGAATACGAAGTGCTCTCGTGCTCGTCAGGAAATATTTAATAGCACTACGAACCATCCTAACTCTCTTGAGAAAGGGACGGTAGACCACCCAGATGGATTCACGAAGCTACTTTTGGATAACCTACAAAACCCTCAGTTTCATAGGATAATTCCAAGAGGTTACATGCGTGAGCCAGGACAAGTGCCTATACATCAGGGGATTGATCCCGATTGGGAGGAACATGGCTCTACACAAACATACTTGTATCCAGATAGTGCCTTGATAAATAAGCCGGGGAAGGTGCTTGGTCTTAGGGGGTGTCCTCTCTACTTCCAAGCACAAATTCCGTTCTTTGCCCATCTTGATCGTGATAAGTTGTTCGCAACTAACGATATGAAGGCGGCTGAATGGGCTACTTTAGAAAATAAGCTGATGCCGCACACGTCTACTGTTAAGATGATAGCTACTAATGAGGTGGACCCACCTATGTTTGCGTTTGGGGATATGTTCCCTAATTCAAGATACCCAGCTTCGTCAGGAAATGGTCCGATAGGTTATATATTGTATAAGAAGAAGGGAACATCCGGTTACAAGGTAAGAGGGTTTGATAATATATCAAACTTTGCGCTGGCGAGAATGTGGTTAAGCGCCCAGCGGGGAGGACCAACTCCTTTGGTGATAGACCGTACTGTTATTTATATGAGTGCTCATTTTGGGGATATAGGGTGATATTGCGGGCACTGTGGTGCCCAGCACATAGGGGTTAGGAGATTCCTAACCCCTTTATCGTATACAGTGGAAACGTTTAAGTTATGCCTGATCCCAGAATCGATACAATCACGTCCCCATCGGGGTACCCGTTGACTTCGGACTACACGATTTTCTGGACGAGAGACCAGTTATTTGCTTGGTACCTTGCAGTAAAGAATCGCGTAATAGAGCCTCCTAAGATTCGGAGACAAACCCCCAAACCTCCGAGACATGAGAAGGCATGATTATCGCAAATGGTTTCTGTTCGTTGTGCTTGCCTTGCTCTTCGCAAACAGTACAGCGGTTGGACTGTGGATGTGGAAACGTAACATGCTATTGTTTGTAATAGGCTATCTGGTCCCGGTCCTGATGGCAGCTTGCTATGCTTACTTGGCTTATTATGAATCAAAATCCGATAGAGATGCTTAAACGCTTCGTTTATTCTGGCGTGAACTCGGGGGTTGAACTTCTCCGGGTAGCCTACTCGACCAAAGATGAAGGCCGTAAATACGGCCTTCTGACCAAGGCCACCGATAAATCCTTTGTCGTGCTGGTTTCGGACACTCAGTCGGTTATATTCAACCGAAGTAAAGGAACTGTGAATCCCCTCTTTGCAAGAGGACTGCCGAAGGGGATTAAGCTCCTCGACCTTCCTAAGATAGAGGAGGTCTTATCGACGGTTGCGAATGACCCTCAGAACTTTGAAGCAAAGTTCCTACTGGTGAAAGACGACGAGTCCATACGACCTCAGGGTGAAATGACTCTGACCCACTGGGCAGCAGCTCACGGGGCCGTTATTTATGATGCAACCGTGGTGGAGTAGAGGACCTTCTCCATGTTGAATCCGCAGGAAAGTGAAATTTTCTGCGGATTTTCTTTGCAGATTAAATTTATTTTCCTATCTTTGTAATGGATAAAGATAACAACTAACACTTAATTCACTACAACTATGGCAAACGCAAATCTCTCGCAGCAGGAAATCATCGCTAAGATTCAGAAGCTCTACGCTCTCGCACAGTCGGACAATGAGAATGAGGCCCGCCTCGCTATGCAGAAGGCTCAGGAACTCCAAGCCCGCTACAACGTGTCGGTCGAGGAACTCTCCGTAGAGCAGGAGCCTGAGGTGAAGTCGGAGGCTGTTGACTCGCCCGATACGAAGACCCTTAACTCCTTCTTCAAGCTCATGGCTAACTACTTGTCCAGCCACTACCGGGTGAAGGTCTACATCCGTGAGCGAATCTACGGTCACTCCCGTGAAGTGAAACTGATGATCGTCGGTCTCCCCGTAGACGTTGAGGTGTTCAAGCAGTCGCTCTATTTCGCTTATTCCGCCATGCGCAAGCTCGCTACGACGTTTGTTCGTCAGCTCCCCAGCTACTACTCGCGTAGCGACAAGACCCGCATGAAGAACGATTACTACATGGGCTTCATTCATGGATGTGATCAGGCTCTGACCCAGAACGAAACTGAGAAGGCCCTCATGATCGTGACTCCTCAGGCTGTGATCAAGCACATCAATAACTTGACCCTCCGAGGATCGTCGAAGTGCAGCGTGTCCCGAGCGTGGAACGATGCCGCTCAGAGAGCAGGTTACAACGACGGCGTAGCCTCCATGCGTAACTCAGGTGCTAACCGTTTAACTGAATAATGCTATGCGGAACATAAACGGTCGGGATTTTGTGAGAGACCTCCTTTCACAAAATCCCTACCTTTCCCAGGAAGACTTGTCTGAGAGGATTTTCTCAGCCGACAGGAGGTCCTATCCTTATTGGGTTGTTTTGATCTTTGTTGCTACTGTCCGATATCTGATCGTGTCTGGAAGTCTTGTAGCGGTTGCCATAGGACACTTACTCGAACAGGGAGAGACATTTGCCTCAGTCTTCGAAGCGGTGATCGCTGGAATATGTGAGTCACGCAGTGCTATCCTCATCGATCTGGTGTTCGTGGCGATAGGGTGTCTGATATATCGATCTAACCCCAAGAGTATGTCGATCATCCAGTTACTACATTCGACCTCATGGTCAAGATGCAGACCTCGTGCTCTGGACTTCCTGTTCTGGTCGATGTTCCCCTATATACTCATCGTTTTAGCGGCAATATTCTCAAACTTATAAACTATGCTTGTAGTAGACCTGACTATCTGGCAGGACGTCCCTGCCGAGGATTCCTTTAAGGAGATTCGAAGGATTGCCTCCGGGATTTCGATGGAGTCCTTGAAGAAACATAACCCCAACTCAGTGGGGTTTATTAAAGACGACCTGTTCTGTTTCCTTGCTATAAAAGCAGTGGGGAAGCGTTATTATTCGGAGGAGGATGAGACTCACTTCTGGAGAGTTTTGTTACCTCAGGAATCGACGGGTAAGATGTTCATGTTTGACATGCACGACCCAGACGTTGACAACGAGACCAAGGCGGTGGCTTTCACCTCGATGCTTACGATCCTGAATGACGACGAGGCTGATCCACCCATTGAGCTCTTGCAGATACCTGTAACCAAGTGCAAGAACCCCAAGACCCTTGCAGGCCAGCTGTCCATCCTCCTGACGTCTGTGGTCCTTCCGTACTGCATACAAGAAGATGACAACCTCGTAGAAGTGTCAGGATTCGAACTCCCAACGGAGGAGCCTATGGTAACTCTCCTGAACTTCTTTGTTAAGATTCTGCGAGGAGAGATTCGGGAGGGCAAGGTCTACCTCTGTAAGTTATATCACCGAGCGTTCTTGTCAATGTATAAGAACTCCGTGGAGATAAACAACCTCTTCGTGTCGAAGACGATCCAGCACAACCCGGCCTATACTTATTTGTATGATGACCTGATGAGGGCTATCTACAAGGTGTTCATCATCCTCTTCATCTATAAGTCATTCAAGTCGGCCAAGTTGTGCTCCATTATCCAGCGCAGGGTCTACATGCCGTCCCCGGAGGAGCTGGAGGACATTCTCAAAAATCTGATTCAGACCTCTGACCCCTTCGGATTTTCTAACTTCGAAGACATGCCGGACGACTTGGAGTACGCGCTCCTTATGACTCGGGAAGAGGCTCGTAAGGTCTTCGGAGATTTACAGGTGCAGGAGGAAACCCCGTCTGAGGACGAGGTGAGCAAGGCCTTAAAATTTTCCCGAAAGTCAGATAAAGTTTCTTGATCTACATGGGGTCTGGTTTCGTAGTATTGAATCATAATTTTATTCAAATTATTGATTCCTTTGGAATCTCTAATGTTGAAAATTATGACTCAGTCACCGAGGGCCAGGGGCCAATGGATGAACCCGCCGCGGCGGGTTCATCCATTCCCGACACCAACAGTAAACGATCCTCCTGCATTGAATCCAACACCAACAGTAAATACCCCTGTATCCATTCCCGACCCCAACAGTAAACGATCCTCCTGCATTGAATCCAACACCAACAGTAAACACTCCATCATCTACGACACAATACCTATCCACACCCCAACAGGGGTGTGGATTTTTTTCGAAAATTCTTTGGCGAATCGAATTAAATTTATTATTTTTGTGTTGGTGATAAACCTAAAACCCGATATGCCATGCAACACACTACAATTGACCTGCGCAGCAGCGGCAAGACAGTTGCCGCTCTTGTAGCCGAAGGCTATTCCGAGGACAGTATCATCCTCCAATGCGTTACTCCATCAAAGGAACCCTACCAGACCACGGTAGCCCAGTTGAAACTTCGCTTGTGGAATCTCACGAAGAAGATGGTCCAGAAGCACACGTCCCACTATTACAAACAGTACCGTGGTGATCTCGACGATCTCATTCAGGACTTCTACATCGACTTCATCACTCCGAAGGCCCGAAGTGGCCGGAGACCCGAGATGCTCATCGACAAATACGATTCGAAGATCACCTCTTTCGAGTATCTGGTCAAGACTTCGGTCATCCGTAAGCTCATCGATTGCTCCCGCAAAGATCGGACGACGATGGTCTCGATTGAGGGACTCCAAGAAGAGTATGGAGACCTCATTACTGAGGCGTTCCACCTGTCCCTCTCCCCAGATGCGGACCCCACGGTCGATGCTCGACAATTCTCCCCGGATGAAGTGGCCTACTTCCAGAGCCGCTGGTCCCAGCTATCGATTGAGGTCCGCAAGGCGATAGCCCGGGAATATTCCAAGGTCCGCGGAGTTGTGGCCTCGGGGTACCGTGATCTCTTCGATGTGCTATGCTCAGCGCCCCGCGTAGCCCGTGTCCGCCGTGGGGTGGCCCCGTCCTCCGCCCCGGCGCCTACGTTCGATGCTACGGCGGCTTTTGCCCGCATTTTAGCCCTCATCCGGATATGATCCGTTTGATTTGGACCTCCGTAGGTCCCGTAGGCCAAGCCCTTATTTTGATCTTTCTGGTCGTGCTACTTATCACACTTGTACCTGTTATCATTAAATCTCAATTCCATGCTCACCGATCGTGCAACCGTCCTTAATTTCTGCGACCACGTCGCGTAAGCCACCTCTACCCTAACTGACCTCAACCTCTCCCTGCTGAACTGCAAATCCCGAGAAGACATTACCGAGGTCCTGCTCTACGCTATGAAGTCCCTTTCGGACGCCTACGAGATGGCTATCTCCAGTCCTCATGACCTAACGAAAGTCCCCGACTCAGCTGTCATTGCATCCTTGGAGGTCCAACGCCGCCAGATGCAGGAAGTCAACCGCCGGATACTCGATGATCTCGACCTTGCAAGACGCCAGTACCTTTCTACTTTTGACTCATTGCAGAAGGCCCGGGACCTTATCGCCCGCCTCCGGGATAAGGTCCAAGAGCTCGAAGCCCTCGACGAACCCGCCCGGGTTCAGGCAGCCCGCGATGCTATGGTGGAGTCCCTGCAACATGAACGTAGTATGAATCTGTCCCAGATTAACGTCCTCCGGGGTAAGGTTCGCAAGTTCCAGAGGCTCACCAAACACCTTATCGGTGAACTCGCTTGCCGGGATATCCCGATCAACATACCTAAGGAGCTAACCTCCGACTCCTAATCGTATATCATTTTATAAACTTCCCTGCTATGGCGTTTCTTAAATCCTTCGAAGTCATTCAGCGCTTCAAACAGTTCCTGTCTACCCGTCGGGCCTTCTTGAAGTTCTGTGAGAATGTCCGTCAATACCACGGCGTTGATGTTCACGCCTACTTCCGGGGTTACCGTGACCTTTACAACCAATACTACAATAGCCGCAAGGCCCCTTTCGAGGAGTTCTGGGCAGAGCTCGTGAACCTCGGATTTGAATATCCTGCTACACCTGAAGGCAAGGAGTATTGGGCGGGTCTCTCCCAGGAGTGGCGTCGGTACCTTCACGATATGATCCATGATAGGTTTTATCCTATTGATAACTGAATTGTAGGTGAATACTTGTTGGGTTAGTCCGATTTCTCGGATTATCTGAATGTGTATAGTTATTTTGTGATTAAATATCTATTAATTATGTTTATAACTGCTATTTCTTTGGTAATTTTGGGGTTCATTGTTCTTATCTCTTTGGCGATTGTAGCTTATGTTACATTCCGGGGTAAGCTGGATCATCTCAATGCTAAGATTGATGATGCTCATCGTGATTGTGCGACAGTCCTCCGTCATTGTGAGTCTATTGCTGACACTCAGGTTGAGTACCATATAATCATAGTCGATCACCTCAAAGGTATCAGGGCTATATTGGAGAAGGTGCCTATCTTTTATGACGAGACAGGCCGTCAGGTGGACTCTATTACTTTCGCTCAGTCCAAATCTGATCGAACGATCACGGTGGTAGGAGCCGATACGATGACCCCTAAGGACTCAGAACGATGACGCGCAAGGTTGAATTTCCCGATCTGGTGATTCCCATGTCGGACCTCAATAGTGAGCACTCGCTGGTTAGCGACCCTGCCCGGGGTGCTATCTGTGATGAACTTGTAGTTGAAGATCTGGCGTCATCTACCCGCAAGGTGGGAATCCACCAGATAGACGTTCAACACCTCTTCGGGTGATATGCTGCCCCTTCTGGATGTTAGGGCTCACGGATTTCGCTCATGGGTACTGGTCCCTACTATTCAGGTGATGTTCCGGGATTACGATTCCGACATAGTCAAGTTCGCAATATACGTTCGCTGGCTTAAAGTCTCGGTCGGTGTTGTCTTCTTGGACGTCGATTAAATGCCACATTTTGTGGCATTTATTTTGTAAATTAAATTTATTTTCTTATCTTTGTAATGGATAACAATTAACCCCCTTTGATTATGATACGTCGCAAAGAGTACTATGTGAATCTGTTTGAGTCGGCCAAGGCTGAGTTCCCCGAGGAGTTCTTGCGGGCAATCCTTCAACCTACCGGGCGTGGTGGCACTTATGCCACCCGCGATTATTACCGAGCCCTCCGCTTGCTGGCGTGCCTCCGGGACGAGCGTCTGGCACCGGAGACCCTTGCGGCCCTCCGTACTGAGGAGGACGCTAAGAAGCTCATCCACCCGGCAGTCTGGTTCCGTCATTCGTATGACTCGGTGAACCTCGCAGCCCGATTTGATCTCCTCAAAGAGGAGGAGCAGAAGGCTATCTTCAATGACCCCAACTGGGTCGCCTCCGAGAAGATCGATGGCTTCCGGGTCTGGCTGGTGGCCTATAACCGACCGGGTCAGCGCCCAATGGTGCGGATGTACTCCCGGAACTATTCCGAGGTCGATTGCTCCCTCTGTGAGTACTGGAATCACGTCTACCAGACGATCACCGTTCCCGAGAACACGATCTACGTGGTTGACTGTGAGTGTGTCTTCGACGGGGACGTTTCCCTCCTCCAGAATTATGGTCTTGTAGCCGAAACTCAGTTGCAGGCTGTTACCTCCGTAGCCCAGATGGACCCGCAGGAGGCCCTTGCCTTCCAGAAGCGTTACCTCGAAGATACCGGCCAGCACTTCTTCTCGTTCGCGCTTATCCACCCGCTCTACTTCAACGGCAAATGCTATACGAAACGTCTGCTCGGGGAGGGCATGGATGCTTACGACGATGCGGTCCGTGTGGGTCAGTCCCTCGGATTCAACATCCGCCCGATCATCCGCTGTAATGGCTCCTCCGAGGAGAAACAGGCCTTCCTCGATTCGATCCTTGCCCGGGGTGGTGAAGGTGTTGTCTTCTGGAACCGTAACGGCCACTATACCGCCTCTGAGAACCGTGATAAGACCTCGTGGGTCAAGTTGAAGCGGTCGGTTACGTCGACTTTTCAGAAGGAGGGTCTCGGTGATTCGATTGACGCCTACATCACCGGATTCAAAATGTCTACTGAGGGCACTTCCCGTGAGGGCCTTATTGGGGCATTTGAGTGCACGATCACCCTGCTGGAGCCCGACGGTCGTACCCACCCGCATGTCATCTCCTATGTCCCGGGATTGTCCCTCGACCTCGCCCGTCAGGCGACGATTGTTGGTGAGGATGGCAAGCCGACACTACACCCGGACTTCTATGGTCGTGTGGTTGAGCTGGATGGACAGGACATCTCGGCCAAGTCGTTCCGACTTTCTCACCCGAGGCTGATCCGGTTCCGCTTCGATAAGGCGAAGGAGGAGTGTGTTTACACCCGTCAGTGGCTCGAAACCCAGGTCCTCTAAACGTCCGCTACGGCCCCTGAGCTTCGGCTCAGGGGCTTATCATCTTCTCTGTGTGTCTTTCATTCTCTTTCTGATTGGTTCGTCCTATGCGCCCTACGCGATAGCCGAACGATATTGTCACCTCCTTAATGTCCTATACAAGCCTCGTAAGCGAGGCCGCAAGCGGTTCCGTATAGATTTGTAAGTGTAACACTAAACAATCGAAAATGCCTAATACTATCTCTCCGGATCAGGTTCAGCTTATCAATGAAGCGACACCTGTCAGTTCCCTCGACAATGACTTCTTCCTCATTGGTTGGCAGGGAACCTCAGAAGGCTATGCTCCTCTGATCTGTCTGAGCTCATCACAGCTCAGGAGCTATATTCAGAATCTCATTTCCGAAGGAGCGGCAGGAGCGTCCCTCATGTCTATGGCACCCTCTGCCCCTGTGGCTAAGCTGTCCGTAGAAGAGTTCTTCGACGAGATTCATAACCAGACCAAGGACATGTTTGTCCAGTTCGAGATAACTCAGGGAACTGATGGATCGTTCTCTGCGTCGGTTAGATCTCATGTTAACTGTGATGCTCATGTTGTTCTTGTGTCGGAGGTGTCTGACGGGGTGTATCACATCACAACTAATATCGAGACCTCATCCCTGATTCAGGGTACCGCTCAACTGACGATGGAGTCGGCAATCCCTATGCTCGAATCGCTCGATCTGTCGGGTGAATATCTCACGATAGCGGTATGCCTTGAAGGTCCGTGTCTGATCAACCTGTCGGCTAAGACACCACTTGTAGGTGAAGGCGTCCAGTTGCAGACGGTTCAGGAATGAAGTTCCGGTCGGCTAACATAAACCTTTACCTGAACCAATTACGATCGAAGGGGTACGAGATCATTTCTGTTGAGGAGACTTATCGATCCCGCCGTAGGATTGTGGTTTACACGCTCGTTAATCGATCGACAATGTCCCAGGCTACGGTTTACCGGACGGCTAACTCTTGGATTGAGATTACTTACTCAAAACTACGTTAAATGAGATCAATTTCTAAAAATGAACTTCGGAGCTCCGAGCACGTATCTCCGAGTCATCCGGATAAGGTCTGTGACCTGATCGCCGAGAGGTTGCTGTACGCAACCAAACAACAGAACCCTGACGCCTTCTTTGCTTGTGATGGTTCTATCAAGAATAACGTTTTGACCCTTGTGGGTGAGGTGTCAGATCGTCTTGACAAGAAAGAGGAGAACCGCATTATCTACGACACCCTCGAAGAACTCGGCTATGGGGTAGACTACTGTGAAGCTTTTGACCTGAAGGCTTATGGCTCCCGCTTCGGGTGGTATATCAATAAGACCTTCACGGAGCAATCTCATGACATCAACATCGGTGTAATTTCCCCGGTGGAGGGACTGGCAGCAGGAGACATCGGAATCATGTTCGGATATGCTGTGGATGAGGCTCCTGACCTCACTTACCTACCACACTGGATTGCACGGGTCATTCTCCGTGACCTCTATGGAGTGTGGAAGGATCACCGGTATACCGTGAAACTTCGTCCGGACATGAAATGTCTGGTTACGATGGGTTACCTCTACGGTAAGCCTGTCTCGATCAAGAAGGTTGTCGTGTGCGTATCTCATGTTGGTACGACGTCTCAGATAGCTCCGGCTGTCCTTAGTCTGGTAAAGAGTAAGCTCGACTACATAGTTCACCTTCTCAACCTTGACGATACGGTGATCCCTGAGATTTCGATCAACCCCACAGGGGAGTTCTCTATCTTCGGACCTGTTGGGGATGCGGGTTGTACCGGCCGGAAAGTCGTATGTGATCAATACGGCGGTGCGGCCCCAGTCGGAGGAGGTAATCTTAATGGCAAAGATGCCTCCAAGGTAGATCGTACAGGTGTTTACATGGCACGGTATATGGCCAAGAAGATAGTCTGGGAAGGTCTCGCCCGAGAGGCGGTAGTGCAGCTGGCCTACGAGATAGGCAAACCCGAAGCGGTTTCGGTCAATGTCAGGACCGACGGTACACCCTTTTGGAAGAATAGGACTCTTCGTAACTTCGTAAAGAAGTTCGACACTTCGGTACCTGCTATCATTGAGAGATTCGGCCTTAACAATCTACCTGAACATGTCCACGACGAGATAGCCGCTTGGGGCCATATCGGGGAGCGGGCGGAAGCGATTCTCCCGTGGGAGGTTGTACGATAAGACTCTCTGTCAGATACATTGGTTTGACGCATGTCATAATTTCGGGGCGGGGTGATGTTCTTATGGGCATCACCCTTTCTTATGTTCGTCATACATTGATTTAGTAACGATCTATCCATGAAGAATAATTACTCATCTCGGTTCACCCCGTTTTACGCATCGGAGGATTTGAAGTTCGCGCTCTCCCTTATGAAGGGTGCGGAGGTTCAGGACCTGTCTGAGGTGGATATTATTCTCGAAGTCTATACTTCCCAACTATCACCTCGTAGGTTCGCTGCATCCTTCTACCTTCAACCCGATAGGGTCACGACTGAGGGAGTTGTTATTAAGCGTGCGGTGGATGGATTTGAAGTCTCTCTCCGTCCGGCCTTCCTGAAGACACTGCCAACCGGGGTCCTCACCTTTGTGATTCGTTATAACACATTCTGGGGTAAGATTTCTAATAAGATTGTTACTGAGAGATTCGTGAACGACATGCCCGTGGTGGAACAGTTCCCGATCTCATCCGACGAAGTAGAACTCTGTAAGTCCTGCCGAACGTCGCCGATCCTTTTGTCTGATAAACTGCCATGGATAGTCCGATGAACTGCTCTTGCATTGATACCGAATTTGATCCTTATAAGGATACGCTCGGAGGGTCAGTAGTCGAGACACCTGTCCCTCTGTCTAATGGATTGGCTATTCCAACGTTTGGGGTATATCAATCCTACAATTATTTTTACACCAAGTGCTCATACCTGCCTATCGGGGAGGGTACTCTTCAATCGTTTGTTCAACTGTCGACAACTCAGGAGGAACTTCCTTACTTCCAAGAGACGGTTATAGTTGGGGTTCAATCCTATCCGGAGCCCGTCCTCGAATTTCCGGAGGGCATGGAGTCTGAGGAGATCGGGGACGGTCACTGGAAACTCTACCCGATCCCAGGAGTTACTGACGTTTATCTCGACGTTGAGTATATCCGTGATTACCAGACTGTTGAAGAGATCGTCGGTCATATTTCTGTCAATCTGGTGGGATATGACTCTCCGGAGGCTGTTCCTTTCGACGTGGATATTCGGGTGGTGGCTGAGGACAAAGAAGCAACCTTCAAGATTTCTCTTGAAGACCCTTATATTAACCTGAGCTCTAATAACGTGGTTCTTAATGATGATAACGACAACTATGCAAAAGTTCTCGTTACATCTAACTTGCGTTGGAGCGTAGAGTTTTAGTTATGGTTCGCTTCCTCTCACAAAATGTTTCGTCAGGTAAGATAGTCTCTTCCCTCGCTTGTATGTTGTCCTCAGTTTTCGCTCCCGTTCAGTCCTTGATCCTGATTTCGTTGGAGTTTATCACAATAGACTTTATTATTGGAGTTATCGCCTCCAGAGTGCGTGCCAAGAGAGCGGGCCGTCTCTCCGAATGGGGATTCGAGTCGGCCAAGGCTTGGCATACTATCTGGAAGGCTGTGTTTGTGTTTATGGGTATCTGTCTGGCCCACCAGCTCAACGAGTACATCTTCACTTTCGTGGACCTGCACTTGACTAATGTATTCTGTGGATTTGTTTGCGGAGTTGAGTTCTGGTCCATACTGGAAAACTCAGCGTGCATTTCGAATCACCCGGTATTCCGCTGGTTGAAGAAGTACATGGGTAAGAAGGTTAAGGAGGGTATCGGGATCGATCCTGAAGACCTTGATAAAGCGGCCTCAGGAGAGGACCCAAAGAAGCCAGAACCTCACAAATCACTCCCTCCAAAGGAAAACCCAAAATAATTTTCCTTTAACCTCATTTTTTGAGTTTCTCTTTCGTATACCTGTATAAAATCTCGCAGGTATGCTTTACTATGTTAAATCCTTTGTAAAGGGGATTGCCAAGAACGGCAGACCCTATTACAAACTCTCTCTCGTCGGGGAGGATGGCAATGTGGTGTCAGCCACATGTTTCAGTACATTGGAGTATGATCCGGGTGACTATGTAGGAGGTACGATCGTGTCTGACCTCTCCCCGTCAGACCAATTCCCTAAGGTAACTGATGCAGAATTGTCTACGATTCTGCCGCTTATGGCTCCCGTCCCCGAAGCGTTCAAGAAGTTCGTAAACCCGACGGTTATGCCGGAGGCCTTTCAGCAGGTTGTCCAGATGATCCTCCGTGAGGCTGGTGAAGACGAGTCACCTATCGGAATTGCAATCCTTGGTGATCTCCCGGGTCTCATTGATAGCTACTCGAAGGCTACCGCAGCGCGTGCTATGCACCACGCATTCATTGGAGGACTTCTTCTCCACACTTACGAGATGCTCCGACTCCTTCATCTCTTCGTGAAAGACCGTCAGACGGCGCTGCCCTTCCGGGTAAATCCGCTTCACTGTTTGATCGGTGTCCTCTATCATGACTTCGGCAAGTTGAGGGAGTATGACGGGTTCGATTACACTGAGACGATTGCACTCACCCCTCACCCCATCCTCGGAGCTGAGGAGGTGGAGAAACGTTACTCCGGTTATTTCGAACCGCGAGACCTCCAGCTCATCAAGCACATCATCCTTTCTCATCATGGTAAACCTGAGTTCGGGGCTGCATGCGCGCCTGCGACGCTCGATGCGTTTCTGGTTCACACTATCGATATGCTCTCAGGACAAGGCTACGCCATGTCTCACTGCGCGAATCTCGAAAGGTGTGGCTTCACCTCTTCCCTTGTGGTGGTGCCGTAGAATCTCTTAAAATTTATGGCTATGGTAAAGGATAAGAAATACCTCGTTATCTTTGTTCCTACCGAGGTCGAGAAGAAGTACCTCAAAGACTCACTGTTAGCCTTTGGCGGCCCGCTCAACTTCTCTTACAAGATCGTGGTAACGGGTTACGGTAAAGTGAACGCGGCTCAGTACTGTGCTTTGGAGACTCAGCAGAACTGTGACGCTGTGGTGTCCTGTGGGTGGTGTGGTGCGAAGGCTCCTCACGAAATAGGAGACCTCGTAAACCCTTCCTGCGTAATCGACTACAGTCTCGCCAAGATCAGCAAAGAAGTTCCCTCCCTTGAACTCCCTGTATCCAAGATTGATACGCTGGCCCTCGAAGAGGGTAATGTCATGCTGAGTGCTGACATGTGGGTGTCCCCCTCCTCCTTTCCACTCGATACGCCGTGGTGTGACCCCTGTTCCTTTGATATGGAATCGTTTGCTATTGCTCAGGTGGCAGCAGACGTCAATATCCCGACTATCATTGCGAAAATCGTTGCGGACGACGTACAGAGTTCCGAAAGTGAATCTCAGTACGATAGTGCTCCCGAGTATCTGGTGAACTTCGGACCTGTGGTTTACTTGTTGAATGACCTTTCAGTTAAACTTTAATACTATTTGCTATGCAAGGAAAACTTGACATCCGGTACATTTTCCCGGATAATGCGAAGGTGAAGAACCGTTTTTCGATCCCCGAGGGTGTAGACTTCACGAAGGTGTGCCGTGCAGCCATCGAGAGCACCGTTCTCGAAGTCCTGAACACCAACGTCCTGACCGTCCGTGCCATGATTGAGAAGAAGATCAAGGCTCAGGGACTTACCCTGAAGAAGGAGGCATATCAGGCTCATCTCGATGCTGACAACAAGAACATGCTCCGCTGCATGTTTGGCACGAAGGAGTCCATCGCTGATGCAGCCGCTGCCGGAGTAGACACCGGGGTAGACGTTAAGCCGGTAGACGAGGTGTCCGATAACGACTCATCCGTAGGACAGCCCTCCATGCACCAGTCGTGCCCGGCGGAGCCCAGAGGATGAGCCGAAGCCAGCAGACCCCGATTTCGAGTAAACTGATCTCCGCCTGTGAGGAAGACCCGCCGACAGTGGGTCTTCCTTCGTATTATTATGTATGAAACTCTTTATTCGCAATAGACCCAGATGGTGCAATTTTCTGCACACTGTTGAGGAGCTACGTCAGTTCGAAGAGGGTTACGTCGTTAATACCTCTATCATGATCGGTGATCTGGCGACGTTCAGCAAGCCGATGATGAGTAAGTTGCTTAAACTTCTCGAAGAGAACCCTATGATCGATTGTTACTCTTCTCAGGATATTCCCGACCCGGTCCTCCTCTCCCGATTCGTTCAGGTTGTGAAGGACCCTATAAAGCTCACTCCCAGTATATCTGTGGATTCCTTCTTGGAGTCCAACAAAGACTACCAAGCCGTAGAACTTCACCTCGACTTACCGAATGACTTGAAACTCGTGGCGGTAGGTCAGAATAAGTTTGGTTTAACCCTGTTAGAAGCCGATTATGCCCGTAGAGGTCATTAACATATCGAAGGATTTTGAGCCGATCCTCGCGTTCCTTTACCCTAATTACTCCTTCGTGGATAACCTATTCAAGTTCAGTAACTTCATTATCCGACAGGACATCACCACGAAGATGGATCGAGAACGTTTGGACTTCCGATATAATAACGCGGTCTTCCTTAGTGATCGCATTTTTGATGAAGTCTGGGATGCGGATATGATACGCTCTAAGGTGTTACAGTATGCCCAGACTCATTTCCGGTCAAGGAAGAAGGTGTTCAGGACTATCAACTCTGAGGGTCCAGCGTTCGTGGCCGAGTGTTTGGATTTCATGTTCTTCGGTTTGTCTGCCGAGGAGGTTCAGGAAGACATCGATGCACTTTTCAAGTCGCTCGGGTCTCAGACGTTTTTCCGGGAGTTCATGATGTTCTGCGAAAAGAACGGAATCCCCAGAACGATAGGTGCCGTTGAGACATTTATCTCCAAGGTCCTATCTGATTCGGAGTCTCTCTATTACAAGAGGGCTAAGGTTCGTCTTGGTGGGTCCCTCCTCCAAAATGTAAGAGGAGCCATAATCGATAGCAATGATCTCGATCCCTATTTCAAGAAACACTTCCCAGACTTGTGTAAACTTCGGTTTTACACTCAGTTGTTAAAACGTGAGTATGAAGGTTGAGTTGAATAAATACAGTATCTCGTATCGGGATGATCTGGCTCTGCTGGATTGTTTCGATACAGTTCAGTTTGCCCTAAACCCAGGAGTCCATCCGACAGTTCGTCGGTCAGCTACGATGGTGAGATCGGTGTGCTCGCTCTACCCGAAGATAAAGGTTATCTGCCATTACGATTACAATTACCACATAACCAAGTATTCGGCTTACACTCGGGATGTTCAGACGATGTTTCTCACCGAGATTTCGGAGTTGACGAGCGTTCCTAATGATAACTTCCTCGGGGTGGTTGTCCATACTGATTCCCCTTATAAGATGGGAACCCTCACAGATATGTTCCCCGAATCGCTTATCTGTAAGGCCTACTCGAAAGACATCTATAACCCGACGGTCCTTATTGATTACCTCTCAGACCCTACGGCATTGTCCTTGGCTTCGATTCAGAACTTCTTTTCCGATTGGATTAAGACTAACCCGGTTAAGGGCATCTACTTCGAAAACAACGTGAACACCTGTCCGCGAGATAGGATTTTCGGGGACCCCGTTGATCTGCTTAAACGGGCTATTCTACCTGTGGCTGACCTCGGGGTGGGTCTTTGCCTTGATACTGAACATCTGTTTGCGTCTACGACCTCCTACGCTATGGTGAGTGCTATTCAGGAGTTACAAGGCAAACTGCCTATGATGGTTCACCTGAATTGTATCCCGGCTAAGGTTCATAAGAACTCACGACTTGATCTGCACTCGTCTACGACTATTTTTGAGTGCTCCCAGTATGATGCTGAAACGTATATGAAGTTGGCCTCCTATCTCGACGACAAGGGAATCCCTTACGTCCGAGAAGTGAATAAGACCACAAGAGTACGTGAAGACTTACAATTACGAAAATGGCAGAACAAGTAACCCTTTCCCAGCAGACTGCTACCTTGAAGTCTGCGTTTAACGCATTCGATATTAAATTGCGCGAGATGCTCACCTCTGTTGACGAGGCTCTGGACACTCTTAACAACCAAGACTCCATGTCCTTACAGGAGATGTTCGACATTGTGGTAGCGGCTGAATTTCTCATCGTTCGAGTTCGCTCGAAGATTCTTTCCGAGCTGTCTCGGATTCAGTGTGTCCTGTCTTCGACTACTTCAACCGCAGGAGTTGAGAAGTTGTTCAAAGACCGTTACAACTACATTATTTCGATGTGCCAACGTATTAATGAATTGCGTGAGGACTTCTCTGTGATCCAGCGTTCTATGTGGGCGCGTAACAATGGCAGGCTTTGAAAGTAATACATTGATTTACAAAAGGTAAACGACCGCGACCTCAATGCGGCTGAGAATATACTTCGGAGGGGCATCT